ATAAGAAAAGAAACTATAAAAATCAGCAGTCAGGCGGCAGGAGCGTTCTTAAATGCTACCGGAAAAATAGAATTAGGCGCTAGAACTAAAATAGCAACGCAGTTGCAGGGATCTTCAGAAAAATTTGGAAGCGCTATTAGCGCAACAAACAAAGCCTTTGGCGGTACTCAGCTCGCAGGGACATCTCTCGGTCAATCAGTCCAACAAACTCTAAGGTCAGCTGCGTCTGGTGGCGTGGGCTCAATGAATACTCAGGCTGTAGAAAGGCAAACAGAACAACTCAGGGCCGCGGCTGAGCAAGCTACAGGTAAGGAGCAGACGTCTCTTGAGAATCTTGCTAATCAACTAGAGGCTTTGAACGGAACAAGTAGATTGCTATTTAAAGAAAATCAAAAACAAGTCTACGAGACAAGGGCAATTGCAATGGCTCAGAAAGCTGCCGCGAGACAACAGCAGAGACTTAAGTCTTTTGGTGGAAGCAAAGCTATTCTGGATCCAAGTTCTTTAAATGGAGTAATTAATCAAATTACTAGTGGAGAAATGGCAATGGGAGTAGGCGCTAGAGCTGGAAGCAGAACAGGTTTTAACAGAGGTAACGCTAACAGACTTGCTGGTCTGCAGGAATTGATGGGCGGCAAGTTGCCTGAGCATATGGTAGCTCAAGGAAGAAGAAGCGCTGCTCAAGTCAAACTCGCAGATATACGCGTCATGAATAAAAGATTTGGCATGGGCATGAGCGAAAAAGATATGAGATCGACAGCAAAAGAGCAAGCTGCGGAATTATTTAAGTCAGGCAATCCTATAGATAGAAACAATAAAGGTCTAGAGTCTTTAACCGGCACGATGAAAGAACTAAACAATCTACTAGGAGCCGCCCAGAATAATACAATAGCAATGGGTAACCAAGAAATGATAGCTGCACAGCAAGCGAGTGAGGGTGAGCAATATATGACGAATAGCCGTTTTCAATTAACAAAAGGGGCAGGAAGAGAATTTGCCGGATTGCAGGGGTATGGAGGAGCCGTAAGGGGAAATAAGCAGGATCAAGATGCATGGGGAGTATGGGGAAAAGAAGCTGCCATGTATTATGAATACAGCGGAAGGGGCGCACGGGGTAGGCAAGATGTGGGAACATATAGAGCAAACGCTTCTAGAATGTCGCAGAGCAACCAAAATAATAACACTACAAATGTATATGTTAACGGAATTAATATGCAAGGAGATAGAGAGCAGCAACGCAGGATGATGCAGATGATGCACTACGCAGGCAGATATGATCCAAGATTACGTCAAGCTATCGCTCAAGGAAACATACCAGCAGGACAAGGTTACTAATGTCGACTATTAATCTAACAAACGCTGAAGTCTTAGACTTTTCTCAAACCGCCAACTATATAGATGGCGGTATTTACCAGTATGGCAGAACGGTCTCTTTGTCTATCACCGCTTTTATATATCCGGGCAATAACATAGAGTCTACTAACTTTGGAAAAGTAGATAAAGAAGAAAGAGCTCATCTTGATGAAATACTGTCTAGCGGCTTTGTTACGAACATCAGCATAGGAGGGCAAATAATAAGTGATGTAAAAATATTATCTTATGAATTTCCAACTAGTTCAGCTTCTCTAAACAATCATATAAATTTATTAAAAGTCAACATAAATTTAGAATTTTATGAAGCCTTTGATCAAACAGGGGATCTAAAGCTAACCGACCCAGATATATATAAAGATTCTCCATTATTTTTGAAAAAAGATTATGCTCAGTACTTTTCATCTTTTGGGGAAAACTTTAGCTTTTCTATTAATGACAATTATGAACATAACTTTACTCAAAATATAACCTTTGCTCTTAGGCAGAATAGTGAAACTGAGGTAGATCTAGTGGCAAAAGCAAAAGAGCTAGCTTTAAAGGCTTTTAATTTGACTGGCAATGCCATGGCTAAAGTAGGCTATATAGATAGCAGGTACGCCGATTTTTCAAGAATAGTTAAAGGCAGTGGTTTGTTTTCTGAATCTTACGACTCTTTAAATAATAGATATTCAATAACCCGCACAATAAGCTCTAAGAATGGAGTATATAAATCTAGTCAAAAAGATGAAAAATGGTCAGCTAGTTTTACTCATTCCGTACAAACAGGAGGAGAAGGCTCCGTTTCTGTTACTGAGAGTGGAGTAATTCAAGGAAGAAGCGTTGAAAACATAGAGACTACAACAGACAAAGGTCAAGACACTTATGAAAATGCATATACAGGACTTGTGTCGATTAAAGCAGGAGCTTATGATAGATGTCAGGCTACATTTGCAACGTTTATAAAAGACCCTCCAAGCTGGGTTCCCGGAGATCAAGAGTGGAATAACGCCGATGACCTAAAGGATAAGCTTATCTCTTTTGGTAGAAACATAAATAGAACCGGAGGACAAATATCGTACACTATCTCGTTCACAAACAACCCACGTATGCATGCAGACGCAATTTTTGAATATACTATACAGGCGTCAAGGCAAGCCAGTAATATTACTTCTCTGACTGAATCTGGTACTATAAGGCCATATGAAGAAAGTAAAAATTCAGAATACGATCCTAAGACCTTGTACGATAAATTCGCTGCCTCTGATGATGTAATAGCAAGGATAAAACCTTTATTTGAATCAGTCAGAGTGCTTTCGTCAACCTCAAATTTAACTTATCCTAAAAATCTAACTGGGTCTAATATATCTTTCCCTGCTTATGGAGTTGAGACTTCATACAGCTTTACTTATTCTGACGATCCTACTCTAAGAAACGAAACTTATGTTAGAAGGCTGGAAAAAACAGATGATTATAAGATGCCTGTGGCTATGAGGTCTTCTGTAGTAGCTCCAAATGTTAAAGAGACAAACTACGACTCAAATCAAAGCACAGAAGGAACTAAAAGCGTATCAATGAATTGCGTTTTTAAAAGAAACCCCAGCTCTAACTTAATAAATAGTAGTCACACTAACTATTTGAAAACTGCATCAGACAGCGTTCTGACTAGTTTGAAAAACGAGACTCAAACCTCCGCTTTTGTTACGTCTCTACAGGCCGGAAAAGATGAATTGTCTTGGTATCTAAATGGCATGAGTTATAATTTTGGTTCTGACTATAATCTTAGCTACTCGGCTGACATGAGTTTTGTGGATAAGAAGGGTGTCGCAGCTGAAGCTCTGGAATATTAACACATGGGGAACTATAAACAGGATGTCATAGTACAATACGGAGCCTTTCAGTTTCCTGTACCTACCCCTTATGTCTCTAAAACCTTTTCTAATGAATATATAGGAGGAGATCTATGGGCTACAAAAGTAAGTATTTCTTTAACTGGACAAATAGCTCTGTTACCCAAGAGAGAATCTCCTCAAGAGTTGTCAGGAAATAACTACCTAGCGTTACAAAATAAAAGGGATAAAATCGTTAAAGCTTTTGCAGGAGCGCTTCAAAAAAACTATCAAGATTTCAAAGTGATAGGACATGGCACAGACTTTACTTTAAAGAATTGCACGGTAGATGATGTGAGATTTGATAGTGAAGATTACGTAGGTCTTGTTGGTTACAGCATATCTTTATCTGGTTATAAAAATGATAAAGATTTTTTAACTGCGAATTATGGTGTCATAAATCCTACTGACTCATGGGACTACTCAGAAAGTCAAGGGGGCGTAGTCTCTGCTACTCATACAATAGCTGCTACTGGCTACAATACAAGTAATGAGAAACCTGATGGGTTTATTAAAGCCAGAGCTTTTGTTAACGGGAGGAAGGGTACGTCAAAGCAAGTCACTAATAGCATTATACAGAATGCCCACCCCGGAAGCGCTCTAATATTAAATAGTCAAAGCGAGAACATAGATAGATTTGGTGGTTCGTACTCTATAACAGAAAATTATTCTTTTGTTTCTAATGAGTCAAGCAAAACTAAAGAGGAAGAGGCTAGTTTGCCAACAATGCAGACTGCTAATATATTGTTATCTTATGGTATTGCTATAAGCGAGGAACAAGGTGGTGACTTTATAACAATGGATCTGTCTGGTAGTGTTGTGGGCAGCAAGGACAGCTCGGTTACTTGGGATAACATAAAAACGGATTTCAAAAATAGAAACTTTTATGATTTAGTTAACAAAGCCTACAAAAGACACATAAAAGGAACGGATGGCAGCAGGAGCGCAGCCACTGAACGTAATGACGATTTACACAGAGAACCTGTTTCTTTTTCTATGAGCCCAAATGAAGAAGCAAGGACAATAGAATTTCAAGTAAGCTTTGACAATAATCAACTCTTTAGCAAGGCAAAGATAAAGAACGCGCAATCTTACTTTGATTATACTATATCTTTTGATCACAATAATATTACAGATATAATAGAGGTGACATGCGGTGGAGCAATAAGGACCAGAGGCTCATTAATAAAGAAGAATAGAGACAATAAATTATTACTTGATATCATACTTGCTAATTATTCTAAAAAAATTAGAGACGAAGCCCAGCTTCTGTATTACAAAATGTATCCTACTAGAACTCAATATCTTCTAGCGCCTAGGCCTCAGAACATATCGGTTACTCAGAATGAATTTGATGGAACTATACAGTATCAAGCCACTTTTTCTGACCAAGATTTCCCTGAGAACAGCCAGTTAAGGACGTTAAACTACAGTTTGTCTATTGTCCCTGCTATTCAGCAATACAGCTCTGTTCCTTCTTGCTTGGAAAATGGGCACTACTTAATATATGATCTCAATCTAGGGTCTAAAAGAGAAACGATCTCAGTTAACACCTCTGCGGTTGCTGACGAAAGAGACGAGACTTCTTATGACGCAGCTAGGGAAGAAGCAAGATCAGTGAGTAACTACTTGAAAGACTCGTTTTTAGATGGCGACGTGATAAGATTAGACAACCAAAATAAAGTAGAAAACAAAGAACAATCATCTATAACATATAATAGGAGCTTTAGCCAAGAAAAGGCAACAACGACAATAGAATTGAATAGGTTGGATAACTAGGGATGAAAGAAGGAGTATTACTTGATTATGTTCAAAAGGCGGGCCTTGAGACAGGGGCCTTGTCTGCCTATTATAATTTAAGCGGCTCCGTTGATACTCTTGACGCCAACGATAGGAATCATTTTTATATACTAACTAGTGGTTCTTCCAACGACTTAGATACTTATGTTATTCTCAATCAGCTCCATGACTCAGGTAATCAGCTCTACAATAGTGGAGACGGTAACTTTTTTATAAATGGAGACGACTATCCTGCGTTGATTAATAGTGAATCCCCGTCCATAACTGGGAGCGGAAATTTTAACGGGAAGTCTTCCCTGATGAGTGCTCATAGGATTACGGGAGGGTCTTGGACATGCTTTTTAGACTTCTCAGGAAATTATAGTGCCGAGAACCCAAGTTTATCTCAAGTTCTAGTGTCTAGCATGACGGGCGTTAACTGCGCCTCCGGCCTCAACGTGGGCATAAATGGGTCGAACAGACTTTACTACGAATATATTACTGGGGTAGATGGGAACAACAGGCATAGACATAGTGAAACCTTACCAACCCATTTAAAAAAATTAAATTTAGTGTCCGTGTCAAAAACACCAAACATGATTGAGGTTTCTTTGCATAAGCCTAACGAGGAAACGGCCTCGATTAAATCTCCTTTGAATAACTATACGGAATCAGAAGAGCTTTTTTGGGGAGGGTTTGCTCATGGCAATGCTTATAGCGATTTTTATACGGGTTTCTCTGGTTATGTAAATACAATAGGTTTGTTTCACGAATATGTTTCTGAGGTAAGCAGAAATACGATTGCAGAGAGCTTCTTTCTGGAATCTTACAGCGACGCTGGTTTAATTACAGGAGAGAGATTTACAAAGCAAGTCACAGGAGTCGAAGTCCAAAGTTTGCAGACAGGCTGGGGGCCAACTGGCTACAAGCTTGTTAATAAAGACTATCATAAAAACGAAGACGGAGACGTTGTCCCAGTATACGCGCTTTCTGGTGTAGTGGGTAGGCTATACAAAGAGATTTTAGTAGATTTAACCGGAGATAGAAACATAAGATCTATAACAGGCTACTACACAAGCGAGTCTCCTACTGAAAAAACTGAATATGTTAATAATTCGAACGCTGTTCCGGGGCAAATAAAATTTGTAGAGGCTTTAGCAGCAGGAGAAATGCTAGAAATTTACACCCACTCAGAATATTTAAACAGCATTAACTACAATACTACAACTGAATATTTCTTTGAAACAGTTAAACCTAATAGTGATGAAAAAATAGATGTACAAGGCTATCAACTAAAGAACGATAATCTTGCTTTTGATTCCTCAACTAAGCAGCCCTTTATTCAAGTGTTCAGAAACGGAGTGGCTCAGCAAGAGGTCTCTGGTTTGCATAGCGTGTCTGAAATATTTAACAACGTAGGGGGTAATCTGAAAGAAGTTGGGGATCGTCACGGTGTTTATAAAGGTGATTATTTTATAAACGAAAACAGTGCTGGACCTGTAGGGACTGCTGGGGTTGGAGGTAGAATAAAAAACAACAGATACGAAATAGTTTTAAACAGTCAGGAAGATAGTTTTGGAAATAATGACTTTGTTAGTTTTGATATAGTCTCTGGATCTTCTCTTACTGGGGACTATCCGGGATCCAACGTTCATTTTACTGGAGAATATTTAAATAAGGATGTGTATTTAAATGGCAGGAAGCTTCTTTCTGGCCATGAATACTCTCAAAGCTCCACTGGCGGCAAGACATCTTATCTTCTCGACGCTACGGAAATAGGAGTAGACAACAAAGGAGAATTACTTTTCCTACCTCAAGCTTCTACTAGTTTTTCTAGGGTCACAGGAGACTCCGGAGGAGAAGCTTTTAACGTAGATAACGTTTTCTTTGAGCAAGTATGGAGAAACGGGGTCAGGCAGATTCCGGGTATAGATTATTTTAGAGCCCCAAAAAATAGCCTAATAGGAACAGGCGGCGCTAGTTATGAAAATGAGTCTTTTAAATTTAAAGAATCTCAACATAAAATAGACGCCTTTGTCGACAGCTTTATTCCAGAGAGTAAAAACAAACTGTTTTCTTTCAGTGCTGATGGTAAGGGGAATTTATTTACCTCGACTAGTTAAGTGTAAAAGTATTTAAGGATATGGCAAAAGATAAAGTAAGTGTACCGAGTATTCAGATAGGAGGCAACAAGCAGGGCTTAGCTTTCGGGGGAGTAATATATTCAGCTGACTCTCAGGTAGGCTACAATGGGGATGCGACTACGCTAAATGTAAACGTTGCCTTAGACAGCAAGGTCTCAACTAACAACGTAGACAAAAGAGATTTTGATATTACTAAAGACGACTTAAACTTAGCCTCTCCCGTTGATATAAAGTTTGCTGGGAGCCCTATGTTTAGGAATATGTTTTTAACTTCCTATAACACGACTACATCAGTAGGAAATAAACTACTGAACCTAACTTACTCTGATGGTGCTGTGTTATTGGATAGAATTTTTGTTGGTCTAATCCATGAGCACTTCCATATTGGGTCACAAGGCGAGAAACAGTTAGACGCAGATGGCAACCCCACGCTTAGTACCAAGCGATCCAAATTTGAAGTACCTCACATGATAGACATGTTAGTCAAGTGCCCCAAGCCCGAGTCTCACATAATCACGCAAGGAGGCACTCAGGTGGCTTATACTGTTTGCAGCGCCACCGATTATAATTTATCAAAAAGAAAAACTCTCAGGTATCTCGCTAACCCCACCGGGATAGCGGGCTTAAACTACCGGCTCAAAAGGATGGACGAAAGTTCGGAGTTTGGTATATGGTCAGGCGGATATATTGTTTTAGGTAAGGAGGAATTTTCTAGTTCTAATTGCGACTTAGCTGACGTCTCTTACAGTTTTTCTGACTTGATCAGCGCTATAAGGAGTTTCAAGATTAATGTAGATTTATCTAGATATCCCGAAAGAAGAGACAATCAACATATGACGAAAAAATATAGCGGAACCCTTAAAGACGTCTTACAAAACTGGGGTAACGATTTGGCTATTTCTTTTTATTGGGATTTCACTAAGCAGCTACCCACTTTATCTGTTGTAGACTTGTCGGATAAATCTATTCAAGCTAAATTCGAAAATGCTATTTCTGGTATTGATCTTTTGGATAAAGGTCACGGTATGACTATGAATGAAGGAACCGACATAGTCATAAATGAAAAAAGCCACAGCAACAGTTTGGATGGCACTTTTTCCCAAGCTTACTCTTCTACTTTTAATAGAGGCCCCTCTGCAAAGTCAGAAACCAAAAGAAAGACAGCGGAGGTTTTCTTTAGTTGTCAGAAGCTAGGAGCTTTAGCTGGTGGCAGAAATAAGATATTAGGAAGATCTGCTTACGGTGATTTTTTTACTAGCATGACTTTGGGTAAATATGCCCCAGATCTAAGGGACGCTTTTAACGCTAGGGCTGCAATTGCTGCTCAGACTAGGGGTGGATGGAAGAGGTCCTATGGGTATTTTAACGCTCTGGGCTTCTCTAGCGTAATCCCCTTAACCTTTGTTAACTCTTGGGCGGCAGGGGGCTTAAAGGAGAAATTACTTGCACATGTTGGCTTAACCAGCTTAATTACTAACCATAAAAACCAGACCTCTCAGGATGGGAACGCTCCATTAGGGCCTAACGGAAGTAGTTATCATATATTTTTTGGTATTTATGATGAAAATGTAAAAGAGCACAGCCATAATGTAGAGCAACAAATTGCCTCCGACTACTACGGGAGGAACTATGTCCTTTCTGCTCCTGCCGCAGAATTTTTTGAATGCAATAAGGCTTATAAAATATTAGAGGCTTTAGAGACTAAGCCTAGTTCTGAGTTTTACGGAGCGAACCAACATTACAAGACTCCGATGGCAAAGTTCCTTCAGAAAATGGAAGACTTATCTATCAACTCTTTAGAAAAGGGCGGTGCTACATATACGAATCATTTACTAGATGATAATAAAAGACTAAGGAGAAGCTTAGTAGAGGGTGGCCCTTGTGATGACAACATTTTTACGGCCAGAAGGCAGTACGGATTTTTTCATTTCGATAGGACAGCTCCTTGGATGGGCTCTAAAGAAGACGTAGAAAATTTACTTAACCCGTATACACTCGCACCTAAAAACTCGCAGCTGTTTGCAGATGGGGGATATTATAGTGACAAAGATCAGCCTAGGGCTAGAAAAAATATAATTAAAGACTACGTTCCTTTTACGCAGGAAATGCCTGCTTTGGCGCAGATCTTAGGAGATGTGAGGATTAAGGCGGATTATTCCACGGGAGGCCAGTACGCTGAGATTCTAAGCGCTATGACTTCTGCTCAGTCTTCAGGGAAAGACGTGCGGTTGTGTCTTGTTTTATCAAACTCTGACGGTTCTTTCAATGCTCAGAGGATTGGGGATATAGCCATAAGCAAAGGGTATGGGGAAAATATCGTAGAAGAATTAAATGCTCTTAGCTCTATTTGCGATAGGTCGGCAGAAGTTACTCCAAAAGATACGGAAAACTGCACAACGGTCTGTGAGCAAGATCTAGCGGAGTCTCTTTGTAATTCAAGTCTTTTCGGTCAAACCGAGTTAAGCTGCGGAGAGGCGCAAGCTATAAAGGACTCAGCGTACAGTCTGGAAATGATGCCTGACGGAAACAATGGATCTAGTGGATCTAGTGGCTCCGGTGGTAATAAAATAACTGGACAGAGGATTACGTTGAGAAGGAAAAAAATAATGCAAAGTTTGGGCAAGGGAACGGGCGAGCTTCTTTACCTTGATATAGAAAGGAGAAGATCAGGAAAGCCCCTAAGCCAACAGCTCAATAACCTGACAAGCATAACCGCACCAAGCGAGAATAACCATAAAGGCATAATAATATATAATAGAGATTCTACTTATACCGATTTTGGTGTGCGTAGGGTTTACGATGGATTAGATAAAACCTTGGTTCCAGTCAGCCCTAAGATTTCTACCATTAAATACCAAGTCCAAGATATTACACAGGATGTAAGCTCTGTTTTTGATGAGGATAATAGATCTAAGTTAATAGAAGGAGAGATACCTATAGACATTATGGCGGACTTAACAGGAGAGGTCACTCAGGATGGCGATAGAAGCTATTTGAATCTTCAAAACATAACGGCTGGTAGGTATCATAATTTATTAAAGAATAATATATCCTCCGCGCAAGTTGACAGCGTAAGGGAAGAAGTTAATTACAAAATATATTTAGACGGAGCTCAAGGGATGAAGGGTCTGATAGAATATTTAAAACAAGAAAATGGCCTAGACTCCTTAACTATAACAAGTGATGAGAGTGGGTACTATTTAAATATCAGCTTTAGTAATAGGCCCCCGACTCAGCCCGAGCTTGATGCCATATACAGAAAAGTTGGCTCAATAGCCAAGGAAGTACAGCCTAAGAATGCATTTTATAGATCGATGTAATGAAAATATCTGGATATAGGAATAGAAAAATTTCAACTTTTGATAGTGATTCTAAGTTGGCATATAATTTAGATATGTCGGTCACAAACACTACTGGAGAAGCTGTGTTTGGTATATCCGGTTTTATTGGCTCATCAAACAGCCCCTCAAATTCTAAAAAAGTACAATTTACTTTAAAAAGCGGCAGAGTGTTTGACCCGGAAGACAGATGTGTTTATTCTTATCAGCAAGATGCGGATATAAATCTCAAAGGGACTTTCCTGCCTAATAGCTATGACTACTTTATTGACAACAATTTAATATGCACCAAGGGATCGAAAACAGATTTTAAAATAAGGAATTTTTTCTTTGACTCTGATGGTTGTGAGATAAATATAAGAAACTTGGATCTATACGGACAGGCAGGGTCTTTAGATTTAGAAGAAACTATGTCTTTTGAGGTTTTCGGTACCTCTGGCTCATCTGGTACTAGTGGTTACGGTAGTACTAGCAGCAGTGGCAACTCGGGGACTGGGGATACCATAACATTTACAAATGCTTTAACTTTTAACTCAGGAATAAACTTGGTTGGCAGCCTCTTGTCTGGAGAGGTTACAATAGGAAAACGCAATTTCTCTTTTGACAACAGTTCTTCAAACATAGCATATCTGAGTGATGTAGACGGTAATAGTACAAAAAAAGATTTAAGGCTAATAGCTAAAACCGAGCTTTCACGGCATGAATATATATTAGGCATAGACTTTCATACTACTTTTGGAAAAGTGAGGAAGGAGTGTAGCCTTAGGGGAGTTAAGCCAGAAAATCCAAGTGGGATATCTTTGTCTGTGGTTGACGACGACGAAGGGTTTTTCGGTAATGGCGCGCCTTTAAATAGCGGAGGTATCAGACAGGACTTTGGTTTTATTAATGCTGGTCAAGGAGAAAAGGTAAGCGGAGTCTACTCTATGGTTTACTCTGCTGAAAGAATGTCTTTGCCGGAAAGCTCTGCAGGCCTGCCTTATAAGGTATATCTGGAACATGTCGAGGGAGACCATTCGAAACAATACTCTTTCATAACTGGTATTAAGTTAAGTGGTAGCGGCTTAGGGTACACATCAACAAGCTCCTCTATTAAAGATATAGTTTTTAGGACTGGAGAGTTGGACACCTTAGGTGTTGACAGTTCTGCGGGTTCTGCTGGCATAGCGGGAGCTTCCTTCGGTACTGTTATTAATGACGAAGCCGTTGGGCTTATCTCTGTTACTACTGAGAATAGTAGCAAAATGGTAGAAGCTCACCTTGCCTCAATAAGCACTAACTTATACACCGGTGAGGACGGTTCATCTGGGTCAGACGTTTCTCATTTAGTTAAGACGAACGATGGCACTTTAATAACTAGGCATACAGGAGTAGTGGACATATCAACTGTTATACCGCAGCCGAATAGTGTTTCGGCCACAACTAAGACTTTGGCCAGCGGAATACCAGAAATATTTAACTATACAAAACCTGCGTCAGATTGGAGGCTGTTTACTGGAGAATTTGGTGCTGATGAATTTGTTGAGCAAACTGCTACTGGTGCAGATACAGCTCCTTTGAAGTATTGGAAATATAAAGACGGGAATACAGACTTTATAGATATCTCTGTTATGGCTAAAAATTATGTCGACATAGACCCTATGGTGTATAGGTTAGTTGTAAGTGGCGCGGACGGATTCTTAGCAAGTACAAATATAACGGGAACAGTAATGGACAGTGGTCCTTTTAATGCAAAAGGTAACTTCGACGGCATACCAAAATACACACCTATACATCCATTAACAGCTAGTTCGTAAAAATGGCAAATCTTAAAAAAACTAAAAAGAAAGAAATTATACTAAAGGTTCATCCTGTGGGAACAGCGGAAGACTCTACTATAATGCCGAACCCAGATGTGCCAGCCGAGTGGGTGTTTAACGGTAAGGAGTGGAAGGTTCCACCTGCCAAGGAAACAGAGACTTCAAAATGGAAAATTCCGCCACCATGGTTGCAAAAAGGAGTGAGCGAAAACAGCCTTACGTCTCGTCAAAAAAGAAAAGTACTAATGGTTAGGTATGCTGGCAGTAAAAAGATTCCCAATAATGGCGACGGAAGATTTCTAATAGATGTTCCTGAGGGGTTTTTTGACGCAGAAGGAAATTTTACAGCTAGGCCATTATATCAATCGACCGACACTCTTCACGTGCTTTGGACGGGCACGGAAGCTGTTCAAGAGTCAGGTTGGATAGACCTAAATTATCAAGAGAGGGGCGGCAACGGTGGAGGGGATTCCACAACAACGGTGGGTTGCGCAAAATGGAGTTAACATATGTTTTTCTATTCGAACGTTCCTCTCGTAGATAAAGCTACATGTCCAAAAGCCGCACACCATAATTTCTTAGCGAAGCAGTTTAACAATAGGTTAGAGCTAGCTGGCCCTAGTTGCTCGTGGTCTATATTTTATTATGCTGATAGCATATTTCTTGGCATGCGCAACACAGCAACTCCGGGAATGCCTTTAGGTATCAACCCCCCTGAGGATGAGTGGTGGAAAATATATTCCTGCATAGAGCAGCCGACAGGTGAGACTGGGGAGGGGAACTGGCCAATTACTCTCGCTGGGTACCCAGAGGGGGCTAATGTTATGAACCCCCTGAACGCTTATATTTTTGGAAGGGTAACCGCTGAGAATAAACAGATTACCAAAATGGGTCCTTGGGCAGAGGGCAACTTGTTTGATGGGTTGGTGCAGAGCTCTAGAGCAGTTCTAACTAATAATCAGTATTGGCAAGATTCGTTCAGGCAAAGGGGAGCTATAGCCCCGAATAATAGTTTTTCAGAAGGGGCTTACAAGTCATGGCTAGATGGAGACAAAGCAATGGGACCGTTTCCTGTGAATACCATGTACGCAGGTAATTTTTTAAATTCCAGTAAGACTCCGTACCTTCCCTCTCCGTGGGATCCGGTCCATGTTAGCCAAAGTCTTTTTGCTGCAGGGCGTTCTTCTGACAGATATTTTAGGGAGTATGCTAGTAATACGGTATATGCTCGTTACGCTCCTTCTGTGTACGGAGGTGGATACCAATCTGTATATGCTGGAGACTATCGAGGAACCGTGTACCCTTCTCATGGAGTGCTAAAAAGAAAGAACGCAGCTAAAGATGTTTTAAGATGGGGCCTATGGGTTTACGCTTTTTACTTTCGTGGTAGCGAGCATCAAAGGAGTCTGTTTTGCGAAAGAAAAGATTGGGATGCTCCTTCCATGGAATACCAGTCTACAGCGGCCTATAGAGGGGAGCAAACTATAGGCTTGCAGAGCGTTAGGACTCATGGTCCTTTAAATATTTGCAAAGTTGGTTTCGATTTTTTTAAGTACTATACTAGGCAGAACTTACTTGCCCCTTCTCTTGGGTGGCGCATCAAGAATAAGGAAGATAGTAGCTACATGTACCATGATGGAATAGGCAATACTAGGCTCAACCAGTTTAGATGTGCATATAAGTTTACAATAGGGTCTGGCGTAAGTAGAAATAACTGGCTAGGAAGGGTTAATGGCTTCCCCAGAAAATCAAGTGATAGAAATTTAGCTTCTGGTGTACCCAGTATCAACACAACAACAGAAGTAACTCATTACCCTATGGCTTATGAGAACTACGACGACATAGAAATAGGATCAACCAACAGTTCTGAGTATGGCAAGACCTTAAGGTTTCCTGCTTCTGATGTTAACGACAGGAGTCCTAATAAAGCCATGTTGTTTAAGTGTTCTTATCTAGATGCTCCGGAGCATGGGTATGGTGTTAAGCTGAACGACCCGTTCCTGTTTGTAAAAACTAATGCTAGGAAGGTTAACTTCTGTCTCGCCGGATATTATATACGAACAAGTGCTGTAGAAAATCCTAACTTAACTTTCAAGCTTAGGATATGGAGGCATGTGAGTGGCAGGAACAGAATTGTACATGAGACCATAATAAATAGAAGATATAGTTATGCAATAAATAGAGCAAATGCAAAGTTTGGGCAAGGGAGAAGGGCCTACGTATATAATAAAATATTCTATTTTAAAAACCCCCCTACGGCTGGCAAATATAGATTTGAAATAGCTCCAGTTATTGAAGACAATCTCATAGAATTACCACGTAGGGAAGGTGGAGAAAAGAGAGCCGCACAAACAAATTACGAAGGAAGAATTAAGAAAGAGAAGGCTCACGACAGAGTCATATCTTTTGGTAATCCTTACTCAAATGTAGTAAAGAGCTTTACCTCTGCGATAGTTATAGGCTCCGATAATGACAAAGTTACTATCGGCAAAGGCTACCTGTTGGTTCCTGATGGCGAAGTTAGCGGTCTAAGCGATGGTGATGCGATAATGATACAAACTGGGATTGCATACAGTGATAAGTATGATAGAATATACGACAAGAACGAAGGGGAAAAAATAAGTTATGCAATGTCAGGAAAACAGATGTTCATAACAATGGGGACATCAACTGGCGGTAGGACACCAATATGGCTTTCGTCTAGACAGGACAGTAGGCTAACTGCATATGGTCCTAGTGAAGCAGATCATTGGTTTGACATCAAGGCTGCTTTAGAAAGCAGGGTAAATCCGGGAAATGCAAAGAACACAATCCCTCATACACGCATTAGATTATTTAAATTAAATTTGGATGTAGATTCCCATCTATTAATAGATACAGAAAGTAATTTTTTTACAGCGACTATAGAGCCAGCTATATTATTGAATCATAGGCCAAGTTTTCATGACGCCTACGCTTTGCTTAGGGTTGCGACAGAAAAGCAGAACCCGATGAACAGCATGAGTAGTGTAATAGGTCATGATCTGCCCGGAATGGGTACTGTTGGTCACGCTTTTCATGATTCTAATGCGGTATTCCGTAATTATATTAAATATGGTTCGGCTGTTAATGTCTTCGGGTCAGGTGTAGTGCCTGCATTAAGACAGAAAGTCAGTTCTAATCCTATATATGAATCTATGAGAAAATTTGTTAGTTCTTGTATGCGTATGGTAGACAGGCATCAGCTATTAAATTATACCATAGAAAACGGACGAGGAGTATTCTACTTTAAGAGATTCGCTTGGATGGGTTTAGCTAACAGATCCAAGGCAACCGTACTTAGGAATATGGAGCCAAGCGTTGATCCATGTGGTTGGTTTTTTGAGGGTATTGCAAGTAGGTACGGGGGCAACGGAGATATAGATTATGCTTCGCATGCAAAGTTCAATCCTATATTACCAAATAAATGGTATTATGTATACTTACCAAAAGGTGGAACTATCAACTATAACGGGTTTCCGTATGGGCATGGTGGGCGTTTTAAAGGAGTAGCCGGAAAGCAAAATTTAGAGAACGGAAGTTGGAATTTGGGTAGCGGTACTATGCTCCCAGAATGGGGGGCTTTCGAAGAAGAGGGTATAAGAAGTTCTAATCAGTCTCTTTCTGACATACAAGGTGGAACTACAAACGAATGGGTCATGTTTATGACTTCGGATCATTATAATACTGGCAGCGCTAGTATCTATAAACCTAGTGTCTATAGTGATATAATGGGTTTTCTTAATAACAGGTGCCATCATAGATCGCATGAATACGAAAGGGGCATGGAGGATAAATATCAAATGATAAGAACTGAGCTATGCAGGGTTCCAGATCACGCTTCTACTGTTCCGGGTCCACGTTTACATATTTTCCTATCCAAAAGCTCGAAAAACTACAATTATATTTTCAATACTAATAACCCTCATGACGGAAATTTACACACTTACGGTTCGCATGGTAATTTTATTCACGCTTACAGGACTTCGTGTCCTCCAGCCTCAGACAGGCCATACAAGATAACTAGTTGCAGCTTAGTAAGCCCCTATGGAGGTAGACTAAAGTATGGAGCTCACTTTAATCCTTCTGCAATAAAAAGGCACGGTACTTTACCGGCAGCCCAAGTGGTAAGAGTGGAGATTTATCCGCCGCTGAAAGGCACAGGAAGGCTCAATGTCGGTCCTAGTGGTTGGGCAGGCATGGATCCCGGCAGATATTCCGGGGGAATAAGAACTGAACCCTATAGAACAGATGAGAATGCAGTCGTAGAGCATTTAATGCATAAATATGGTATTAAAACAGATTCAAAAAACAACGCGCATACAAGTGAATATTTCAAAGTGTCCCATAATAGTTATAACTGTAATAGGAACATGATAGGAGACTACGCAGCGAAGTCTTATGTTCGTGAAGGCTCAGGATACAGGCCTTGGGGAGCTTGTTACCCTAGGTTTTATTTTTTGAAGCTTATCCCGTTGGTTGGGCAAGATTCTCTGTTAGACGTAGAGCCTTATGCTCAGATGGATTTTTATATGAGGGCTATGTGTGGTCAGTTTGTCATGCCTTATACTTACTATAACTCGCCGGGGCAAGTAGACTCTATAAATTGGAAATATACAGAGCTAGCTTCTAGGTCTGCAGAGGAAGATCCTGCCTCATATTACTATGTTGACCCTAGGGAGGTTCAAAGTTAGTGTAATATTATGTAAGGTTTAAGGTTATGCCAGAAAATAGTAGCAATATTACTTTTATTGAAACGATCTTTGGGGAAGACGCTATCAAAGGCTATCCAAATTATAATTATCGGCTAAGGTTAGCAGGCTTAACCGAATTTGAGCCTTATATTTCAGAGGCTCCTCGTCTTACTGAGGAGACTGATGAGCAATATAGCGCTAGGGTACTCACTTCTGGCAGATATTTTGGAGAACAAGAAATATTAATAGATGATTTAGTACATTCAGATATTAATATCAATGGTTTAAATCTACCAAGCACCTTCTATGACGGTAGGGTTCCCAAAACTCTTCTGTTTCTTGAAAAATGTAAATTAATAAATGATGGCAAGGAATACGAAGTAACTTCTAAAAACTTAAATGATTTAAATTATGTCAAGAGTCATCCGCCTACTGTAGTTTTTCCAGTAGACTTATCAAAATCTGATAAAGGATACGTAGTATACAGGAAGACTACTTCGGTCAATAAAGGTAGCAGTAGAAACGCGAAGTTAATGGAGTCAGTGTCAGGTTGGTACCCTATAACTGGCTTTTCTAATAATGATATTAGAGCTTCAATAGACGGAGGTTCCGCTAAAGCTATCGGGTTTACTGATAATAATAATCATTTAGATAATGTTTATAGAGGTGAAGCTACCCAAGGCTCAGACGAGTTCTATCCGTGGAGGCCTACGTCTAGTCCTGACGGTGCAACACATTATACAGGATATGAATCTTTTCAAAATGAGCTTTTCACTTCCTATAAAATAATAGACAGTGGAGTATTAGTTAAGCCGCCCTCTTCTGAAAGCGAATTAACTAGAGACAGAACTATCAACGTAAGAGTTGACCCGTCAAAAAGTTTTAGCTTAGAAAGAAAGATCACAAGAAAAAGTCACAATAACACAAGTAATGTGGCTGAATGGGAAAACATACAACATAACGTAAGCTTTCCTTATAAAGACGAAGAGAACCTAAGTGATTACATAGACACTAATGTAAACTTTGAGGTAAGTGGCGTTTATGATGTTGTCGAGCCGACAGGTAACCACTCCGATGGTAGAGATTATTTTGAGGTGCCTATAGTAGAAGATTGGGGCAAGTCCACTGTAGGAATTACGCACTCGAATAGAGAAAAGACAGATGAATTGGTTTTCAGGAGTGGGGAAAATATAAAAGTGGCGCAGAGGTCGACTTATAAGGAGTCTTACCCTAGGCAGTATGATCAATATGCTTCAATAGATATACATTTTAATCCTTATTCAACGGGTGTCAGCGGATCCATTACAGGAGCAAATAACGAAAAGAATTTTTATCAGTTAGAATACCAACTCTTACCAAATGTAAAAGATAATCAAAAGCTTCACTACGAGAAGGTAAGTTCAAGCGACGCGAGTAACATTTCCGTTGGTGATGAGGTATTTTACAATACAGGTCAAAAGGGAGGAGTCTATAACCCTGTGTCTTCGAATATTTTTGGTGGCACGCCAAGTATTATACCTGAAGAAAAAGGTGCACTAAGGGAGGCTTCTATGGAACTTGACATTTCTAATATAGGAGGATCTTATCAGATAGGCATTACTGGAAAAATAGAACCAGAAATCATACCGGATAAAATACATAGTGGGGTTGGCTATTCCTATTTTACTTCTGGAGAAAAGTATCTAGTAGTTCCTAAAGGAGGCTATTCTACGTTATTTTCTGACGCCTACTTGGAGTTCGACTCTGCGGGAGAGAATAGGAGGACATTTTTTCATGGAGAGCAGAGCGACGATATAGATTCTCACTATACTCTTGCCGAATTTAGAAGCTTTAACAATTATTATAGCGAAAGCCAACACGAAAGAACCGACGAGTTTATTTATAATAAAGAAAGAGAGGTTAGAATAAATAAGCAAGAATTGTGTTTAGGTGACTCGTCTACAGATTTGCCTGACGTGACCGACAGTAGAGACCCAAAATACCTACTAGATCTAGCCGCGGCCCCGCACGGGCATAAAAGTATTCCTACGTATAAAAATGCTAGTATATTAAATATAGATTCCTCAGATGGATCAATAAAATTATCAAATTTTAAAAACAATAAGCTTCAATTTCAGGAAAGAAGTAATTTATTTTTTGAAAAGAATTATGTAGCCTCGCAGACTATATTAGCTACAGGCCAGAAACAAAGTATAGAACCTTTAAAGCAATTTATTGAAGATGGAAAAGTTTATTATTTAGAAAGAGATATTTATATAGATTCTGATGTTAGGACGCAGGCTAATACATCTTCACCAAGTAGAAGATCTGATGAGGAAGACTTAACATTTAGCCCTTTGTCTGTGAGCCCTAACACCCCAAATCCTGAGGCTGTGGGTGAGGAAAAATTATATCTTACTCAGGTATATCATAATAATACGGAATTCCCTTACAAGGATTTTGATTATTATAATTACCAACCTACTATAGCGGAGGAGTTTACTTACGTTAATAGTGAGCAAAGCATCATCGACGACTTTCAGGTCAAAAATGTAAGTAGTGAAAGGTCTTATACTCCCGGCTCTTATAGATGCTCCTTATCTGACCCCGGTTACAGCCCTAATAAAGATGAGGGTTTTTCTATTTTAATGAACTCTGGTTATGACGATGCTCATGCTGCCGGGCATAATATAAGCACAGGAAGCTTAACTAGTGATTCACAGCTGCCTATGACTTTTACCCCTCGGGATAGAAATGTTTATTATGAGGTTCAGGTTAGGCCGGACTCTATTTCAGATTGGACTACTTTGTCCTATGCTGTAGACGCCCATGGAGATGATACTGGCAACATTACTGTTGGGTTGACTCACGACACCTTAATAACAAATAAAACAGAGGACACTGAAATTAGGGTTGTGGAATGGGCTCCGGGAGCTATAGTAGACGACTACGAAGGAATAGGATTGTCTAATGAATCTCCAGACAGCTTAGTACTTAAAAGCACAGGTGGCATAGATAACACTACTACAGACAGAATTTATGATGCATCAAAAACAGAGCACTCCATAAATAAGAATCCGGAATCAGCAGGAGCCATTGCTTTAATAGATGAAGATTGGGATGGGGATGGTGATGATGATATAAAAGCTTTTAGTTTTCCCGGTGAAGATGATCAGTACTTATCTATCCCTTCTCATAGATCTTTTAATATACAGAACGGAGAGTTTTCTTTAGAGTTTTGGATAAAGGCGGCATCTGAGACTGGGACTATATTTGAGAGAGAAAATGGAATAAAATTATCCATAGACGCCTCAACTCCCAGCTCTGCTAAGTTGACAGTCAGGCTTAAGGGGGACTCGTTTGGAGTTGTCATAGGGGATCATGATATTGGAGCTACATCTAGCTGGAAGCATATAGCGTTAGCTAAAGTTAAGTCCGGTAAGGATGAATATAGATTGTGTTTATATGTAGATGGAGAAGCTCAAGTTTTAAAAACAGATGCTAAAACTAATGAGAAATTCAAATATATAGAATGCGGTTACGACGACTACTCTTTTGATTCTACTAAGGCCTTAACAATAGGAAAAGGGCTGAATGCTGAGCTTTATCAAGTAAGGTTCTATGTTGGAAAATCTTTGCATAAGGGGAAGACAACAGACGACTCTAAGACTGACTTTAAAGTAGATAGCGGAAAGATAAGGTACAGAGTTTTAAAATTAAAATACAATAGAGCAAAGTCTGCTAAAAATGACTGGATCATTAACAGGAATCAGTTTGATAACGTTGGTCCTCCTGACAACTATCTGGATCATATAGCTGATATGTCTGATGAGACCACTTTTCATGCATATGAATGGCTGCAAGATGCTCTGGCTGAGGGCACCAACGAATATGGAAAACTTGAGACAGATTCAAGGACGAGGGCTTTAGTTAATTATCTGCAGGGCTACGCCTATAGAGCGCCTAATAACCCCCATATAAATAAAAACTATGAAGGTAGGCCTATATTCAGAGACTCTAGCGGTAACATCTCAGCTTTTGACGGAATCGTATTGGATAATTATTTTTTCAACGTTAGGGATGAGGCTCGTAGTACAGATAACTTTAATAAAGGAAGGGCTCCTTATCTGTATGAGTTCCTAGATAGAGGTAAAAGTATGAGGTCTATGCGCTTCGCTAAAAAGGGCGGAGAAGATACGTCTACAATTCCGCTTGTATCTAGTGACAGCGCGTCCTACTCTAGCGCCTCTAGGCTCAGGATAACTAGATATGTTTATAGGCTTTATACAAAACACGCTGTTGTTGTCGGCGATGTTGGGCATAAAGAATCAAGGGGATCTCAATCTGGTTGGGACTATCAACTCCAATATTCAATTGATGAAGGTTCTAATTGGACAGATGTAGATTCTACAGAAAGCCATGTAGGCTATCCAATGTTTTATAATGATTTAGAAGGGTTAAGACCAAACTCTTTCGACAACATAGATAATGTTACGCTGCTGCCGACTTTAATAATAAAAACCGACATAACGGATAAGTATAAGCCTGAGGATATAGAGATTAGAATAAAGAAAAAGCAGAATATATCTATCTCCGATGGCTCTCTTAATACACAGGTGCTAAAAAAGGTTAATTTATTGCCCATGGAGGTGACTATACCTACTTCTGGTACCCTTCTAGACTTAACGCAGAAAGCCGCTGGCGACAAAGGGCAGATGGAGGGCGCTATTGATTCGCCTTTAGATTCTCAACACTACTCTGTTTATGACCAAGCTAACCAAGTAGCTGTTCATTTAGACTCTGATACCACATATGTAGTATATAAAGACCCTAACGAGAGTATATTATTTAGCAGCGATGTTAGTGACACGCTTAAAGTAGAGAATGTAACTATGGCTCTAGACAAAACTTCTACGGTTACTTATACTGACATAGAAGATAGAAAACCGTATGAGGTTGCGGGTATGACCGGCCTGAGGGTATACGGAGGCAGCGTTAGTTCTTTAGAGACTGTAAAAAGTGTTATAGGGCCTAAGCCTAGTGGTCTTTCAATAAATAGAGTCGAGAAATCTCATGGTTCAATTAAGACTGGAGAAAATGTAATCTTAGATGCGAGGCAGACGAAGGTCCTCTATGACCCTTCTATAACAGGTAGCCATTTAGACGAGCTAGAAAATTTTGATATATATACAGCGAACGATACTGCTCCTAGCGAGTCTCTTATCAATTTTACTTGCTCGTCCTTTACTACGGGCCTATCAGACTCGTCTATTGAGACAGGGGTCAGTGGTGTTTCCTATAAGCCAGCTTACGACTTCTTAAATTCCCCTGTGATGACTGGCGAATTTACTGTTACTGCTGATGATATAGGTAAGACCTTTTTAGTTTCTGGTACAAATGCTAGCGGCATATTTATTGGGAACAATTATCATTTTGATATTGTAAATATTGGTTCCTCAACTGTTAAGTTGTTTGATAGCCCAGACGCGGCTTACTCTTCACCGGCTCTTACTTCTAGTACAGAAAAAGCAAGAACCATTAGAGTTGATTCTGATGGCTCTTTTGATTCATCTGGGGACGAAGTCTCTGGCGTTATTACAGTTCTGCCAGATGCCAAAGTAGGACAAGACATTGATGAAAGTCTGGTCTTAGTGGAGGACGTAAGCAAGGTTTCTGTATCAAACTCAAATATAGATAGCGCGTGCACTTTGGTAAATATTTCTACTGGGGATTGCTCATTGGTTGATGGTATAGCTGGCCGTGATGGCCTAGGGTCTTTGTCTGGAGTGTCTTACAATGCGTCTGCCCAGAGGCTCAATCATATTGATTCTGGTGTTATAGTTATTGATCATGACAAGATAGTATTAACCGAAAACGATGTCGACATAACAGGCGTTATAGATACTAACTCCACTCTTGTATTGCCTAGCGGCTTTGCAGGAGGCGAGCATGTATCGTTTTTAAACGCTACAGATGACGAGATAAAGGTTGTATCTGAGTCGGGCTATAAAATAGATTCAAAATCAGTTGACTATATACCTAGGCAAACTACTAGAAAATTTACTTGTTCTAAGTCTGAGTCCGGGGGAAAAACTATACGAAACTGGTCAACTAGCAACATAGAGGTGATCAGATATAATCAATTAAATGTAAAGTCATCAGACAATAAAGAGGTATTTATTCATAATGAGGATGTGGATGTTAGAGTAAATTCTGATAGCACTACCGAGGGTTTTAATTTCAGCGTCGTAAGATCTCAGGTTAACGATATAAGCTTTGATTTTCTAAGGGACGAAAGGACCCCTACAATGAGAATTTTTATTGACGGCCATCTAGAGTATAGCGCTCCCCCGGGTGTTATTGGAGTAAGGGTGGAAAAGAAATCCTATGGGTGGTCCTTTACTAACATAAGTGCTATAACTGGTTCTCAGATTATAATAGACTCTCGGTCACACGGAAAAATCTTTTCCTACTCTGGCTCTTCAGAAAAAATACAACTTAAATTTAAAAAAGACACTTACCCAACTAACTTTGAGTTTTTCTTTATCTCTGCTCATCCTAGCACTACCTTGGCGTATGACCTAGAGTCAGAAGACAATGTATATAAATTTAATGACCAAGAGGACTCGGGTTTCCATAGGTATGTAGTAGATAATTTATCTAATAAAGACTTGGTGAGGGTTGGTAAAAGCTCGCATATCATAGGGCAAGGATCAGGGGGAGAAAACAAGTTCTATGTAGAGTTTATTGGGGCCGACCCACAGAATAAAAATTCTAATAAATATAAGTTTAATCAACCAAGTGATGCAAAAGAAAGAGTTTTGATAAGTAGAAATGAAGAATTTGCTGTCGAGCTACCTACTTTGAAGACAAACCTAACTGATTTTGACTACAACAGGGGCTTTGCTTTAACGTTTGTAAACGCGGCCGAAAGCCTGTCGAACGTATTGTACCCAGCTGCGGCTATAAGTGATAACAGTGATATAACTAGCGTTACCATGGACTCCTTGGAGGGTTTTAGCGCGTCAACTTATGATTATTTTGAAGACGAAGACGTAGAGATTGCTACTAACTACGATAACTTTCGAACCACCCCTATTGAAAGCTTCTCTTCCCCTGCTTTGAGTGATGAGGACTTTCTTGTTCTTGACGGCTCTTTAAGTAACGTGGCCTTGCGATCTTTCTTTTCCGAGGGTAAGGTTAATAAATATGCGCCAGCATCAGAAGGTGAGGCATTCCAGCTCTCTAAGGTTTCTCTTACTGGGAGCAATAAGTTTAATTTAAGTAATCATGGTCTTGTTACAAATCATAAAATGGTCTTCCCGTGCGATAGGTTGACTTTGGTTGATTATTATTTTGAAACTTCTGATTGGGACTCAGCGAAGGATACTTTTAATGGAACTATAGGCTCTCACAGCATAGCAGAAGGGGATACTTTATTGGTTTATGACACTCAATCAGATACATATTTTCGATATGTAGACAATGGGACCGATGGAAGCTATAGGTACTTGGTCGAGGACTATTTTACTATACCGGAGCCTTTAATTGGTACTTTTAATGAGTATTATTACACTTTTCAGTGGGATACGAATGGGCCATTAGAAGCTGGGAAAATGTTTATAAGGATTGGAGTGGGTTCTAACAAGGAGTCGGGGGGAACTCCTGTAGGGGCTGGAAATATATACGACTTATACTCTAATGGTCTCAGCGCCGCTACTGCAAAGACTACATCAAATTCTATACCTTTTACTTTTGCTGCTGGCTCGGCTCTGGATGCAGACGTAGACGAAGCAGACTTAATGACTCAAACTTTGTTTGTCAAAGTAGTAAATGAAAACGAGTTCCTTTTATACTCAGATAAGGCTCTATCTGTCCCAGTTACTTATGCCAGTGTTTCTGACTATACATTCTTCTCAGAGACCTTTTATACAGATGCCTTAGACTATGGTAAGGTTTCAATAATAAACTTAGGCGGTTCTCAAAATATAAAAGCTTACTCTGACGACTCTACTATTGTCAGCTCTTTAGGCAACAAAGAGTCTGTGGAGCTATTCAGTGCCTCTGACGGCTCTTATACTCAAGGAGGTCTAGCTTTCTCTGGGGTCCATACTTTGATTGGTTTAGATGGCTCAGTTGATAGTTTGGATATAAATAAAGCAACAGCTGCGGCAGCTAGTAAAAATCAAATTATAACAAGTGGAGTGTTTACTGCTCAAGCTGCTTTAACAGACAATGACTTTGATAATGATTATTTTATTAATGGCGGTTTAGATTCAGTTACCATTAAAAACACACAAGATAGCAGCACTGATACTTTACTTAAAAATAGAGCCTACAAACATGACGGTAATGGCGCTTTCACTTTGCAAGACCAAAGCGTAGCAAATAGAGATGTTATATACTACCCTAAAAACGAAATACATATTCCAGATAGAGCAAATCTAGGAATAGATAACGCTCAAAGTCAATTCACGTATACCCCTGCAGGGGGAACTAAGCAAGCGTTAAACTTTGTATTTTATACTCCAAACGAAGACGAAGAATATAATGAAGATAGAGAAATAATATTGCCTGACGCTTATACTAATTTAAAGCAGGTTGCTGTTGTTAACATGACCAACATGCCTATAACGGCAAGGAACTTCTCTAGAACGGCTTCTGTGGTGGTTAACGCTAACGCTATGTTAGTTATATCTAATGCTGACTTATCAACGACTAATACTGCCTACTCCCTTTACGGTAGTTTGAAAGAAGACGAAGACGACGGCTTGTACCATTCTGTATCTGGCTATAGATTTTATTTAAGTTCTGATTCTGTTATAGTTAGCGACGGAAAGTTATATCGTAATTACGAAAAAACAAAAAGTAAGAGAGATAGGTACAGCATATCCCGAGAGGGAGATATAATTCTTGACTACGATACTCACAACGGAAAGAAGATAGTTGTAGATAGCCAGCCTAATTTCTTGCGTCCTTACTTATATAAGGCGGATGGATCAGGGCATTATTTAAATGGGACTGGAGAAAATCAAATCTTTAGGCCAATCAGCGCCTCAGAATATTTTAATTTTCAAATAGCAAATATATCTACGTCTTCTTTGTTAATCTCCGTGGAAGGAGACGATAATTCATATAATCCGGGAATTGTTAGTGACCTTAACGAAGAGTCGGAACTTTATAGGGACGGCAAGCTTCACCCCATGGTAGCGTATTCTGTTGAGCTTGATAACTTTAGTGTTTACCCAGACGACAACCCTTATTACTTTAGGCATATATCTGCTGTAGACGACGAACAGTCAGTCTTTAACATAAACCACTCTTCTACGTCTTTAGATAGCTCCATAGACTATCATGTGTTCGGAAAGCAGCTCTCTTTATCTTTATATGTTTATTATGATAAAATAACCTCGTCAGATGCAGAAGAGATAAACCTAAAGTCTCTTGTTGAAGAAGCCTATACGCTATCTAAAAACGAAGAGATAGATTTGACTTCTGATAGTGAATATTATAAGATTGTTGGGTTTGGTGCAGAAAACGTTAGCAACATAAATATAATAAATACTGTTTATGAAAACATCAAAATATCTTCTGTCGTTGCTGTAGATGCTGGCTCTAACAATCTGAGTGACGATAAGAAAAACTCAATAGCTGCTAAAATTTTATCGTACTTTCCTGAGGAGACGGAGGAAGAGGGTTACTATTTGTTAAGTTTGGATGGGGATGCCGACTTTGGCATTGGCTCGCCATATATATCGCAGACTGATACTGCTAACTACTTAAATAAAAATAAAGTCTTGAGTCTTGGCATACAAGATGTTATGACTTCCGAATTAGGTAGCTTTACCGGGCCTTTTGGGTTTTTCTTTGATGACGAAAATAAGATGCAGCCGCTAGCTAATGAGTATAACCCGTATCAGATAACGCTAAATGATACAAAAGACGAGAACGGAAAGATAGGCTCTAATGTCCGTCTTTTAAAAGAGAAGTCTGTGTCTTTGGATATCGGCGTCGCAGAAGGGTCAACGTTTAAACATGTCTTTGCTGATCAACAAAACATCTCTTTACCTTCTAGGCAGGATATGCTCGAACTTAATAATATCTATTTTACGGTAGTGAATGCTTCTAGAAATTCATCCGTTCTCTCTTGTCCTGAGGGGGCCTCTGTGTTTGCTAATGCTACTATTGCTGCGGGGGCAGCTAAAAAGATCAAGTATAGCGATGGTGCCTTTAGTGATGTGACTGGTGACGATGATGGTGTAGAGGTGGTTACTTTAAGTAATGCTATTTTCTCCTCTGACTCTGGGGTTTTCATAACTTCGAAGCAAAATTCAGTTTCAGGGGCTTTAGCTATACATAAGGATGTTGGTTCTATAAAAATAATAAACAACAGCAAGTCCCCTTTCCATGTTAAAAACTATAATGCCTCAAAGACAATAGAAGGGGCATCTACCTATGCTATACCTGCTTATGCTTACTGTGATTTTAAAGTAGACTCGTCAGAAAATTATATTATAGATAGCGACAACAGAAACGTGAAGCTGCACACTTTAAAAGATGGAGCTGTGGAGATATCAGCTTCAATTCACAAGGATAAAGTCGTTCTTTTTGACGCTGAAAACGTAAAAGCATTCAACGTAACGGACGATGCTTATTTTACTACTACTTTTGTGCCGCTTATCATTTGGTCAAGCGTTGACTCAAAGCTTCAAAGAGGTGGTTTTACTCCGGATCTATCTAGGCTCAAAAAATGGAGTACTAATTATGCTCTATATAATAAGTATGATGATAGGATAGATATATCTCATTCAAAACCAGTAAAATTTGATCCATCTTTATCAAGCAAAATGGAAATAAAGATTCCTGTTTGCAACATGTTTGAGTTTATATTAGATGAGTCTGTTAAAGACAAGGTTGTTTTATCTAATAGATATTATGATTATATCTTTAAGCACGATCAGAGAACTGAATTTTGTCTGTACAATAAAGACAGGAGCCCTGTCAATTTAAGAAAATTAGATTCAAATGATAATAATTTCAAAGACATGGGAGGGGATGAAAACGATTACGAAGTTGACCTATTAACTGGCTCCACTAAATGCAAGATCATGATCTCGTGCGCTCAGGAAGGAACAGGTGATCCAACCGTAACAGAACTACAAAGCTATACTGAGGTAGCGAAAGGAGGAGATGCAGCCTTTGAAGAGACGACTCTTTATAAAAACTTTTATTTAAATAAACCATTTTATGACGGCAAAATAGTAATATTTAAAGATCCCTTTGATATCATATACTCGGCTAAAAAAGATAACACTCTGATAGGTAACATATCTAATAGTCAGTGCCGGATATTTGAAAATAAATTAAGAATAGAGGATTTTGAATCCGATGGAGTGGGGTCTTTGCCTGCTAATAAATCTATGAGAGCTCTGATGGTTGATGATCTAACTGAAGATGAGCTAGAGGGACGGCAGATAGACATGCTTAGGCCAAAACATTTTATAAGCACTAAGAACAAAGTAACCGTAATAACTCAGCCAGCAGACATAGAGTATACGGGAACTGTTGATGGGCTAAAGATAATAAATGCCTCCAGTAAAGCCGTCAATATTACAGCTGGCGGAAAAATCAATAAAATATACTCATCAGAAAAAACTGCGTTTACCAATTCAGAGGAGCTTGACTATAATCTATGTCCAAGGTTTAATAGAAGAGATTGGTTTATTAGCTTGAAAGATGTTCATATTCCTCATTTACAAAAAGATCCAAATTATTTTAATGAAGAAGAACAAAACGCAGAATGGATTATTAAAAAGAAAGAGTCTTTTAATGTTAACTATGTTGGGACTAGATATAAGTTTTCCAACATATTTAGGACTAATCTTCACTGGCCTTCCCCGCCGTTTATAGAGAGTGATGGGCTTTCCGGCTACGAGTCTATTAGCAATTTCGACAATCCCTATAAATTTGGCGTGGTCTTATATGGAGATAAGAAGGACTCTGCTTCCAGTCTATTAGACTATGGCATCGAACGCAAGGAGATTTACTACGATAAGGACTCGTCTGATTATATATTAAATGGCCTTAAGATCTCTTGGGATATGCCAGCAAGAACAATAGGCTACTCCATTAGTACTGGACACGAAAGAATCTGTTACTCCAAGGAGTTTAACGAAAGAACAGGGTTAGTTACCGTCTCTGGTATAGAGAGTGGCAAGTATTACATACTAGAAGATTTCGATGGATATTATCAGATTGGGGATGAGACTGTTCCTGTAAAGTACGACTTTGCTCCAACAGCCGTAAGGGGTGCACCGGGCGGCACTGCTTACGGCTCACATAAGTACACCGATGTAGTGTCTAAGGAATTCTTTCCGGTAATTTGGTATAATGGCAAAAGCTACTGGCCCGGAGAAAAATTTATAGGAGTCGCAGGTAAGGAAAACTATCAAATACATTATAATTATTTCGCAGTAGTGAAAGCTTCTTTATTTAAAGCAGAAGGAGTTGATGAGTCGGATTTGGCTATAAAAGATATAGTAGAAAAAGAGACTGAAGCTCTAAACGAGGAGATAGCTAACAAGACTGAAGATGATGATTACGTTGATCCTACTTGGACCAAGGTGTCGGAAGATTATCAAAAAGAGAATTTCTTAAATGGCAGGATTAGTAACAAAGTAGCTAATGGAGCCTCTTATGAACTAATACAAGGCAAAAAATTAAAAGATATAGAAGGCGCTTTTAAGAAGGATTATTTTGAATTTAAAATACCAAAAGATCCAGACTTGGATTTTTCTGAAAGCTTTTCTGACGTCACGTGGACAAACAAAGATAATTCTACTGACAAAGACTACGTGCTTAGGGTAAAGTTTGAAGACAACAAGATAGATAGCCCCGGATACGAATACGAAATAAAAAGCAGCCTGTCTTTTACTAATAATACAGGTAAAGTCGTGTTGTCTATCTCTTTAGGAGCCAGAGACTCTTTGCCTTTTGTAGCAGATGGAACTATAAGCAGTTTAAATCTTGATTTTAACACTAATGAGGGTCAGGAATATGCGATGAGAGAAGGTGGGGGTACTCATGACTCAGGTATAACAAAGACTCTCGCTATAGCAGAAAGAGACAGAAGAAAAAGTTTAAAAAATCATCAAGGCTATTCTTTTATTCCTTTCGGCATCAACGGTGGTGACACGAGGGAGCAACTTGGCCTTTCTTATAACACATCCAAGGGGAAGCAGGCTTACAAGGCTATCAGGCTTAGGCTTAAAAAGCTTACGGAGAGGAAGCTTGTATTTGAAAATCTAAAGAAAGATTATCAGATAGGTTCGTATCTAACTAATGAGAGCGAGACTGCTGGGTTAAAATATTATTTAGACACAGAGGTTAGCTCTATATCTTACCACGATATATATAGGCCGGGAGGGGTTTTGAGGTTCTCTGGTGAAAATAGAAATTGGAGGACCATAGGTGCTACTAGTTCTGATAAAGGCGACGCCTATTTAAGTAGTAACCAGCTTGTAATTAGGGGAGCAATTTCAAATGGAGACGCAATTGTATTTAAAAATAGCAAAGGCTCCATAGTTGGCGGTAAGCCTTATTTTGCTAGGGTTACTAGTCAGGCCACTAGCGGTAACGAAACAAAAAATACTATAACTTTATTAAAAATATTTAGCTCAGACTCAAATCTTGATTCCTTTAATAAGGTGGATGCGGATATAGAGGATACTGTGTCATCTGCTGATCCAAATAATGAATTACCCGGTCAAGTATTTAAGGTGGTAAATTATTTTGATCTAGAAACAGAAGACGATGGGACTTATAGATCTGTAAAATCTTGCCTTGGTGATGACTCCGTTTACGGACAACCTGATTCTGACAGCCCTGTAACCTCATTAAATTCCCCAATTGTGATAGGGTCTAGGACTTTCTATCTAGAGCCACCGCTTAGTGAAATATCCAGCGAGAGGGTAGACTCTTGGGCAACTAATAATGTCTTAGATGGGAATAAGATAAGGGCTAATTTAGAACTCTCTACCGCAGCTAAGCACTGGCATGGAGAAACTTACGGCGGCCTCGGCTACGGAACAGTAACAGGGTTGGATCCTGATTATACAGCAATTCCGGCGTCTCATTGGACAAGTGAAAGTTTTAATATATTCTCTTCTTGGAAAAATTTATTATATAGATCTAATACTCAAATAGAAAGAGTTAGCTATACAAATTCTGATTCTGATAAAACTGTAACATTGAATATAAAGTTAAATACTAAACAAGGATACAGATACATATATAAGAAGAGTAGTGATATTAAATCTATTACTTTAAATGGTAGCGTTATATTCAATGAAGATGATCCTCTGCTTAACCTTAGTACTTCTGGCGTGATCTTTAATACAAATGAGGATCTGAAGGTTGTTTTAAATTATGATGTTGCCGAAGATACACCAGAAACGCTTGGGCCAGAGGCCCGAACATCTAAATCAGTGGGGGCAGCCGGAAACTTTCTGAGAAATAAAGTTTTTGAAAATCTATGTATAGTTGAGGAAGCGGATTGTATCATTGATTATCCTGCCGAGACAGATGGGGACAATGGGGAAGATTTAGTTGGCTCCCCTTACTTTGATTATCAAATACCTATGTTAAATAAGGGGTTCAGAGACCAATTTAAACAAGTCTATGAGTCTTACGACACAGAAGGTCACGCCTCACTTCTATCTAACTCCCAGAAGGGTGAACAACTTACTGCTTCAGGGCTTTCAAGGCTTGATGAACATGTCGCTCCTATATCTTCTAGTAAAGATTTTACTGCAGATTTGTTTTTCGATATGGGTATGCCTGCGGTATGTAAATATATATATCCTTATGTTAATGTCGCTCCGGGGCGCAGTAGTTTAGATTTTCATATTACTGATTTTTGGGATGGCTTTGCAGATGGCTTTGGGGGATTAGAAGAGAAGCAGAGAACTAAACCAGTTCGCATTCGCTACGACTTAGAAAATAGCTCTGATGGGGTAAGTTGGAGCAGTGTAGAGGAGGGTTTAAGCCATAAAGGGAACAAATTTTCCATAGAAAGGGAGGGCATAGACGCCAGTAAGAAATATAGGATAGTCATAACTGGCGTAGACATAAGCTATAAAGACAAAGATAGCCAAGAGTTATGGCAGTCTAAAGAAAAACAAATATCTCCAATGAGGCTACCTTTCAAGTGGAGGTCTATTATATATGACTCAGACTTGTCTGGAGACGGTGTACTTAACGAAGAAATAGATCTATACCAGCACTCTTTGAGTATGGTTGAAAATCCTGACATCAAGAAGTCGGTATCTTTTCCGGAAAGTGGTTTGGTTAAGTTCGGAACCTTTGATTTTAAAAAACATAATAGGAACGTAGACTTAACCCTTCCTTGCTCGAGGCTGTATATGTTTAACTTAGAACATAATATGAGGGCTAACTATAAAGACCCTATTAATCGAGGGGGCATATCTAAGGTTATGATAAGTGATTCCGGAGATAATTATAGGACTCCTCCGACTATCTCAATAGCAGAACCAGATAAAAAGCCGTCTCACTTTAGGAAAGCTCAGGCTAGCTCCATAATAGAAAACGGAAAATTAAAATTTATAGAAGTAATCAATGCTGGTACTGGCTATGCCGATGTTGATGGACTTAAGACAGTTAAAGTAGAGCAGTATAGATCTGATGTGACTCCTATCATTATACATAACTTAAAGATAGCTAATCTTGCTGGCTCCCCTAATAAAGAAAGGGGTCTTGACCGGATATCAATTACCGATGTGCCCGGTTTGCAGCTGTATAAAGCAACTATAACAGGAAACGAGTCTTCGCTACCTAAGGAAGAGCAGGAAGAGTTCGGGTTGACTTATGAGGACACAGAGAAAATAGCTGATTACACAGAGTACGAGGAGTTGAGTGAAAGTGTCAACAGGGGCTCTGTTGATTTTATGAAGGGTTCCTCGGAAGATGATAAAGAATGGGGAGACATACAGGCTCAGGCCGACAGGATTATAAAAATAAAAAACTTTGCTACTTCCTCTATAGAACAAATAAAGGGTTCTCAGAATTATGGAAGATCTATGCCCGACGAGATTTCGGAAATAAAGGGGACAGAGAATGAGTATGTAGATGGCTTGTTTCAGGAGGACCAGACGGACTCTTCTTCTGTTAGCAACAGGTCTGTAGAGGTTAAGTATCAGCCCGGAAGTGATAAGCCGTTCATTCAGTATGAGGTTTATCCGGACGTTGATCCCGGAGAAGCTTGGGCTTTAGCGAATAACTCATCTATAGTAGAGTATAGGGTCGTAAACAACGAAATAGCTAGTAAGACGACTCCTTGGATAAGTTCTTTCTCTAGGGAGGATAACCCATCCTTGCCTCAGTCTTTTGGTATATTGCCGGGAGCTGCTATTACTGCAGAGGTTTTCAATACTTACGCTAGAGCTGTTAACTTTATGCATAAAATACGAGTAGAAGCTCCTTTATATGCAAAGGTAAGGAGGTTCAGTCAGGTTGAATATAGATATATAAATAATCCAGATATGGCTGGACTGACCTTTCCAAATCTCGATTCTGCAGGGGATGCCGATTCCAGCTGGGGTATGGGGGATGATGAATATGATTATTTAACTTATGAGAACAAGTCTAGAATAAATTATATAGTTTATCTTGATCCCGACTCCAATGAAGTTAAAGTGGCTCATTTTTCTGCGTTCGAAAGTGATGGGGGTAATTCAGGGGATCTTAAGAATATAACAGACTACGACGCTGATCTCGGAAGCCCGATATGGGAAGATGTAGACGAAGAGTTAAGAGATACTCCAGAGGCCAAGAAATTCAAAAAAGATGAGGATGACCCTAGAACTCCTAAGAGTATTGGATTGCCAAATAATGTAAATATACCTAAGAAATTGGGTGTCTACTGTAATCCTCCCATGGAGTATGGCGATCACCCTATTAAAACAGAAGGTCTCCCTTTGCCTACCCCAATTAACAGAAGAGCTTACGCCTACGGGGGAGAGCTTGTTTACAAAAGTGAGGTATTTGATGTAAGCAGCGAGCTTTGGCCTCTACGCCCTCCTGTTAAAGACTCCTCTTTAGGAAATTCTACAGTTGATGGCACCCAATTTGATCCGGTTGAAGGTGGCGTGTTGGTTGATATAAGGGGCTCTGAATATATAAGGGCTGGGTACTCCAATCAAATAGTTTTTGGTTGTCAGACCAGAGATAAGCCTTTCTTATCCGCGTTTTTAAGAACAGTAAAGGTTTGGACTGAGTATGAAGTTGTTGCTTCTCCAGATTTCACTAGGAGTCTGCCTGTTGGCTTAAAGGAAAAATATAGACCAGAGGAATCTAAGCTAAGGTGCTCCCTTGTAGAGGGTAGGTCTACATGTGAAGAGACTAAAATAGGGGAAGTTTATAAAAGAAATGGAAGGCATAGCCTTTGCGAAGGTGGAGCTTCAAGCACCTACAATGTTACCCATAGTTATGAAGACTTGTTTGATTTAAGTGAGGGAGATGATGTCATAGGGCCTCAAGAGACTTATGCGGAGTCATCTTCTATTGTACAAGTTCCCGCGAAAGGAACTTTTAAGGTTGAGCCTGAGTTTGACTTGGCTATGGCTGTTTACGGCGCTAACGAGTATCTGTATGCCGTTAGAAAAGGCATAAAGGGGTACGGAAAGACGGCATACATGGGGCCTTGTATTCATTACTGCTACCCGGGACAAATAAAAACATTAAAAGTTAGCAACGATCCTCTGGTTTTTGATTTAAAAAAATGAGTTTAAAAAATTTTTCAGGAGGGTCTTATATCGAACCAATTGGGTCTACTCAAACGAATAGTTCTGGAAGAAAAAGGGGTTCTTTAAAAAAAGATTTTATAAAGCTGGACAAAAAGAAGCTCCCCAGCAAGAAGGAGATGGCGGCTAACTTAGCTAAGAGTCTCTCTAAAACTGCAAAGGCTTTAGTGGCCGGAAAGAAGATAAAAGCGGAAATGTCCCTAATAGAGAAAAGGACCGCTATATGCCACGGGTGCGCTTGGTTTATTAAAGAAAACCAAAGATGCGCTGAGTGCGGTTGTGTTGTTCCACTGAAGGTTTATTTAGCTGAGGAGTCTTGCCCTATTGGTAAGTGGTAGTTACTCTGACATTATTTGTCGTATCTGCGCGTACTTCTTGTTGATGAATGCAACAACATCGCAATCGGCTGCGTTTCTTTGCCGAAGGTGTTTGATTTGATACTCGACGTCCCTCATCAGTTGACGCCGAACATGATCCCGCATGACAATCTTATCATGCTTTACCTTTCGCGTGACCTTTTTCTTCGCGGCCTTCTTTTGTAAATGTTTTGTCTTCATCTTCTCTTCTTCTCTAAATGCTTTGCACAGCTCTTCATAATCCATATTAAAATAAATGGTGGCGGGAGTATTTGTGTACCCGCACCTTTTCAGTACCCAGAAAACAAATGTTTCAGATCTACTTACTTCGGACTCACCCGCGATTTTTCTCAACCGATTGGTCTCTGTACTTCTCGCAGTCGCTACGTTACCCCTTTGGGAGGGATTGTTCCGTCACACCGACCTCTCTCCGTCGAGAGAGGAAATTCGTCTTGCTTTACTTATTCTAACAAAAACTTATTCACTTGTCAAGTCTTTTTTAAATCTTTTTTAGTCTAGCTATGAGTTCAAAAGTTTTAGTCTTAGGTATGTCTTTAATTGAATCATACGACTCTGCTTTCTTAAAGCCTTCTTCCAGCAAACGAGATTTGACCATATCAAAAGATACCCCCTTTGTGTCCATAACTTTTTCTAATAGGGTGGCGGGATTGGAGTCTGTCTTTGCGGCAGAAGATTTTTGAGTGAAGGTTGATTGTTTCTGGCCTCCTCCCATCTCTTCTTGGCCAACGACGTTAATCCTGAGAAAGTTCCTTACACACCGAACAAAAGCTCTGTTTTCCGCCGTTGCTGCTAGGAAGTTGCAGGCAAAGCTATACGTATTATCTTGGTGTGCGTCTGCTAAAGCAGAGAACGTCGAAGAGAGGTTATTAGTTTCGTAGTTGGGTAACCATTCAATAGTGCAGCTAGTCGCAAAATACTCTTGGCTTGCGGCTACCACGTTGTAGCTCACTTGGGTAAAACCTCTAATTTGAGCCAGCTCTTTAATGCCTCCCAGCAGAATAAGTAGGTCTTTGTCTTCCAGTTGAGATACATCGGTTTGGTTTGTCCTTTGTTTATTGGCTACTAAAAAGCTTGTCCTGACCATTTTTCTCCAATCAACGGAGCCGTCTTCGTTGAATACGTAGTCAATTGGGGGTTTAACTAAAAGCCCTGCTTCGTTTCTTTGAAACGTTTTTTGATCTATAGACATATACTAATGATACCCTAAACTACCTTCTGAGTCAAGGATAGATTTTGATCTTCTGTTATCCAAAAGAAATCCATTTCATCCCAAAAGTCTTTTTTGTTAATGATTGGTATTGGATCTGCGTTGAAATTATCTATTGTTACGTTGTTAAAATAAGCTGCTTTCCCGGGGAATATCTTGTCTCCCTCTATGACAAACTTGCGGCTTCTAAATTTTAGATTCTTTACATCATACTTTTCGTGATTATATATTAACTCTTTACTCTTTTTCTCCAATGTTGCTATGGGTTTGTTTAAGTTTAACAAATCATATTTAAGCTTTTTTAAAAACTCTCCTTCTAAGTTTGTATAAACTGAGTTTTTAATATTTGCCCTGTCTAAGCCCCTCGAGAACTCAACATCAAATGAATCATCCTCTATTAAATAAATAACTTGATCTATTAGATCCTTTACTTTTATTAACTTGTCTAAGGATAGGGGCTTGTCTGTGACAATCAGGCCGGGGTTAGTCTTTAGTTGCTCTATCATAACTTCTTCATTGAAGTGATAGTCCATTCTTATAACGTGCCTGTCTTTCGGTGCTTTTTGGCTAAACTTTGCAACTGCAGACGGGACAACCTCAAGGAATTCCATGTTCCATTTGGGACCTATGTGGACAGTCTTGTGTTTTATGTTAGTGCTTATGCCTAGCATTTTAAAGATAGAGTAGGCCACCTTCTCTGGCTCTATTGTGTTGATTGTCTTAGGCTTCTCTTCTGTAGCGTAAGAATGCTTCAGTCCTTTTCTGTTTGACTCCAAGAGTATGATATCGGCCTTTTTAGACCAGAATGGCCCGCAGTTCTGAATGGGGCTATGGGAATAAAGGCTTATCATTTTCTTATCGTATGCTGAGGCAATATGAGTAGCAAAGGAGTCTGTGCCAAGGTGCATTATTCCTCGTTTAATTAAATAGGCTGCTTGTGTTATAGACGTTTTGCCTCTCATGTCGATACAGCCTTCATAGGCTGGGTCAGACTTTTCTCCTAGTTGGACTAAGTCTATCTTCAATTGATTTAAAGGGGGAATAGCCATAGCTAAAACTTCTTTCCAGTAGTCGTAATTCTTTGAGGGTTTAGAGAAAGGAGAGAAGGTTATGTACCTATCTGTTGGCAGGGGGCAGTACTTGTCCCTTATCTTTGCCCGAGTAATTTTTGCACCGCAGGAGAGTGCGTATTGTTCTACTAAGTGCATAACTAGTTCCAAGTAAGGTCTAACGCTATCTTATCTTTACCATTATGTTGATAGTTAAACATTCTTTGTGTTCCTATGTGAGGTAGCAGGGCTACTTCAAAAAAGCCTTTATGGTCGCCTCTTCCTTCTAGCCAGAGCAGGTCATCCATCTTCTGGTTGTAGGGGATTATTTTATATATGTTCTCGTTGCCTTCTACTACCTCAAAATACTTGGGGTCTGTTGCAAAATAGATATTGTAGTTTGGGCTTGGGTATGTTTCTGCTATAGACTCTAGTATAGAAGTAGTTAAAAACACATCACCTATGCTTCCGGGCATGACTACTAATATACGTTTACCTTCGTCCTCTTCATCTAGGTAGTCTTCTATTTTAAAAGGTATGTTCTGTTGGTTCTCTTCCTGAGCTTTTTTTCTAAAGAAGTCTTCTATGTTTTTTCTGGGTGTTTTATTGGCCATTTGGTTCATCCAATATTTGTGCCCGTCATTTCCTCTATCTACCTGCATATTTAATATATGCTTGTATGCATATATCAGCCATTCGGCGTCATCTTGTATCTCCGGAATTTTTGCTTTAGGGTCTCTAGGTTTCCAGTCTAGTTTATCGAAGTCAAAGGTAGCGTAAGGGGCGGAGTCTATAAAGTCTTCCAGAAACTTGCCTGTCACTTCTGTTGAAAATTTGCTGATAGCCCAGTCTCTGGCCTTCTTGCCTTTTTTAAGCCTTTCCTCTAGTGGCATGTGGAATACTTTATCTAGGTTCTCAGCTATAGAGTTTGGGCATGTTGAAGCTTTTCTGAATTGAGTGCCGTGCTCTCTGTATTCAGACCACTTGAGAGGAAGGGATCCTGAGCCTTTTTCGCAGCTCTCTTCTCCACAACTGTAGTTTGTGACTAAGGTAATTAACTCTGTAAATTTGGCTTCTTGAACAGGAATTTCTTGCCCACCGCTGGTAAACGGGTGACAATAAGTGTCCATCAAATTGTACACTTCGTTGAGTTGGGGTTCTTCGACACCTATGGAGACATGACATGTTACCTGAGAGTCTTTTGTTTTGCACGATTCGCATTGTAAGCCGTGTCCAGAATAAGGCTTTACCCAATACTCTTTGCAGTTCTTGCAAATATAAGTAGTTAATATTTCCGATTTGTCTATGCCGTATTCTTCACATAGCCTATGGATATTCCAGCCTTCTTTCCAGTGGGTGTGAAGCAGCAAATAAGACTTCTTTTTGTCCCCAAGTCGCGCAATCTTTTTCCATTTAGCGTAGCCTTCTAGCAGGTTAGGTACAGATTTTCTTAACTGGTTCCTGAAAACAAACCCAATAACAAAAGCATCCTCTTCTATTTTAAATTTTTTTCTTAGCTCTGCTCTCTTTTCATCCGATAGTCTGCAAAAATCTTTATGGTTAATTGCTCCGTGTAGTGTCTTTATGTGTCCATAACCTAACCTAGCGAATTCTTTTTCGGCAAAGTTACTCCAAACCCAAAAGTTTTTTATTTTAGGGGCTATCTTCACTGCATTTGGGTAAAGGGGTAGAGAGTCTAAGGTTGTCCATATGGCTGAGGTTATTTTATCGTACCATTCTTTTTTAGTGCATGACTCTACTCCCCATATGTCTTGAGCACCTATAAAAACATCTGGTTGGACTTTTTTTATTACTTCGTTTACGAAATATCCTCCGTAGTTGACGTCCCTTCCTTGTTCTGGGTCTTGGTTTAGTTTGACCAGTAGGTTTTGGTCCTTGGGCATGGTCCCAATGCACTTCCAAGGGGGTCTCTCTAGGGCTGGCTCTCCTTTGGTTGTTCCACAGCAATAGTGAAAGATCTCGTACTTACCTGTATCATACAGGTACGAGAGAACTTCTTTAGCGTTTCTTCCAAACCCTGTCTTTGCTAGGGCAGAATCACTTTGGAATAAAATCTTCTTTTTTCTCAAACTTGGATGTCCCTTACTATTAATGAGGCTTGTAGCGAGTCTTTGACATAAGCTATCCAGTCGTATTTTACTTTATATTCTTCTGAAAACTCTTTCCAAGCTTTGTATTCGTGTTCTTTATACTCTGGATAATGCCCGCTACCGTTATGGAACTGGTCAAACATTATTACTGTCCCGGGTTTTATCCTTTCTTTTAGTCCTTCTAGGGTTGTTTTTGCTGAAATATAAAGGTCACTATCTATATGAACCATAGCTACATCTGCTTTTTCTATTTTTAAAAACTTAGGTATAGTCTCGTTAAACCAGCCTTTCACTATTCTTATGTTATCCCATGCAACGTTGGGCATTTTTCCCTGTTTATTAAAGTGGCCTTTCTTCGCTTTACTCCCCCACGCTTCCGGTAGCCCCTCGAAAGAATCGAAACCGTACATAGGTGTCTTTGCTTTCCCATACTTATGCATTATTTCGGCTATTAGGTTTAGTGTAGTGCCGTCATGGGTACCAAACTCTAGCCACAATCCTTTGTTCCTAGCGTAAGCTAAGGAGAAAAGATAATAATACGGCGCTCTGTTTGGAGCGCCGGACTTTAGAAAAGGTACCTTCTTATCAAAGTCGTCAATCACGGAGATTTTACCAAACAACCTCTTCGTCCGAGTCCTCTGTTTTTGGCGCGGAGGCTGCTTGAGGCTTATTGTAGCCGCCTTTCTTGGCTCCGCTTAGTGAGGCCTGAACCTCTTCAAGGGAGGCTTGGAAGATAGCGTTCATAGAAAAGATAAAATATCTCTTCAGAACCTCTGCTTCTCCGTATCTAAAGCCCATCGAGAAGGTGGATTTCTTTTCTGAGTCTTCTTTAGAGTCAGCGGTTACTCTGAAGTTGTAGCCTTCATTGCCCCCTTGGGAGTATGGGGAAAAATTCATCTTAGTCGCTCTTGTCTGAGTTCCATGATAAGCTGACCAGTCTGTCTTCGTATCAATAGCGTTGATTAGAGCGCCTAGCTCCATTGTGTTTAGCTTAGTGATGCACTTATTGTCGGCATCAAACCTACCTGTCTTCGTTTTATCGTCCCAACTCTTCTGCTTAATTAAGCTGGCGTATACGGACTTGTCTTTAGGGTTGACAGAAAAAGAACAGGCTGTTCCTGACACCTTCGGGTTTGCTTTATAGAACTGAATCATACTTTAATAATTATACCTTAGTCTTATGCGCTTGTCAACAAAAAAAGCTGCCCAAAAAAATGAGCAGCTTAAAGAAGCTAAAATTCGGTTGCTATTTGCCTACTTTATTTCGACAGTCTTATTTTTGTCCTTTTCCCTTTTACTGATAGTGATACTCAGCATACCGTTTTCCATTTTTGCTTCTAGAGTTTCTTTGTCCGCTTTAGTTGGAATGCTAAAGCTCTTCTTGTAATTAACCTCTCTTCCTGCAGAGGTTCCTTCGGCGTGGACGCTGATATAGTCGTCCACTACGTTAATCTTTACGTCCTCTTTAGTCAAGCCCGATAGGGCTAGATAAAAAGAATACCCGTCCTCTTCCTCGTTAAAGTGAGTGTTGTTATCTGAGCTCCAGCCCTTCCAAGAGCTAGCCCATTCTTTGTAGTCATCCTCGAGGCTGCTGTTTACATAATCGAAAAGATTCGACACGTTTCTTAGTCCCATATTTGTTAATGTTAATGTACTCATGTTAATATATATAATAGCAGCAAGCGTGCCAATTAAAAATTTGCTTATTCATTAAGGTTTTTAGTAACTTTGACTGGGAGGCTCAAAGCCTGTCTCACTTTCCGTCTCAGTAAGTGTGCCTTTATGTCTCTTTAGTGACTCTAAGTTGTCCTCTGCTGCCGCTAGTTTTGAGACATATTTATCCAACTCTGTTAACAGGTCTGAGTGCTCGCCTATCCCAACACTCCTGCTCATATACACCTTGAGTGTAGCTAGGGATTCTTCAACCTCCGCTTCGTACTTCTTTGTTAATGCATTATAAAACATAATTATTTTCCTTTGACTTTGTTTTTTGCTTTTCTCCAGAATTGCCTCGGCACTCTTGTGGAGTTTTTCCAGTCTGATTTTCTATAAGATTCCATCGGCTCAATCATTCCCGCTGCTGCGGCGCTTCTCAAAATATTACTGATGTTTGATTTCGGCTCAATAGCTTCTTTTTCTTTAGCGTGGACTATTAATTTAAGGTGATCCGCGTTGAACTTTTCCAGATTATTAGATAACCATTCTATTTCTGGAAACCATTTACTTGCTGCGTTTTGCTTTGCTTGCTTCATAATTTTTCTTTTTATTGTACCATTCGGCAAATTCTTTTGCGTAAGGGGCTAGCGTTTCTTTAATTTCCTCTTGGGTGGCGTCCTCTACGTGGGGCCATTCAATGGAGTAGTCTGCTTTTTCCATGAGCTTAGGATCGCTTCTTCTTTCGTCTTCGTTAGGAGGATCAAAATAAACTCTTTTCATATGAGGGCCAAAGGTTTCTATTTCGCAATATTTTCTAATATGAACTAAGACCCCTTTGTTCGTAGCTTTAATCCAATGTATCTCGTCGTTCTCATATTCGGCGTAGCGTATATCAGTGACAACGGAGATGTGTTTAGATGCGTCAATCTTCTTTTGTGCTTTATCTGTCCAGTACGTTCCTTTAGATTCGTATCTCTTTATCCCTCCATAGAAAACCAAAAAATCTCTGACTTTATTCTTTTGTTCTAGGGTGCAATTTAAAATATCTATTCCATATTTTTGTAATATAAATCCTCTAGTCTCTTCCTTTAAGGGGTCTGCTAGAGCTATCCTTGTTCCTTTTATCTCTTTTAAAAGGAGTTTACAAAATAAATCCTTACCAGATCCTGCTATTCCGCTTAGTCCTATCATAGCTTAGAGTGTAGTTCCGAGAGCTTGCTTCCGCAAAAGTGCAGGGAGATTAAAAAGACACCAAGGCAAAACTTAATAGGCTTAAGTAGGGTGTGGGTGGTTCTGTTCATCTTTTTGTTAAAGCTCTCTGCTATTTCCCTTGCTTTTGCTCTTGCTTCTTTCCTTGTTTCTTGGTCTACTTCTTCTACTTCATTTAAATCAACAGATACTAAGTTGCCTTTTCTAAATAAAGCGTCATAAGAAATCCAATAGTCTTTTTCCTTTCCTTCAAAAACGTTATAAAAGTGGATTGACTTTGTCTTTTCTTCCCTTTTTATACCTTTGTGCTTTTCTTTAAAGTATCCCCCCATTGAGTGGTTCTCGTCTTTGACAAAGAAGGGCTCGCTCTCGTGGAAGAAAAGTTCTCCGGCGCTAGATACAGACCAAGTGTCCATGGTTTTAGACAGGTCTGTGGTTTGAAACTCTGTGTCAGACATGTCTATCTCTTTTATTTCGTTAGGCAATCCTTTTCTAGGGAGGTCTGCTTCGAAGAGAATATGGTCAAACATGGCGGCTTGTTGGGGTGTGTTTATTTCTTCCATTATAAAGACCTTATGTTAAACATATTTACAGTTTGAGCTGCAGAGTCCTTGCTTCTACGAACGGAAAAGTTTTGAGTATCTATAACGTCAACAACTCTTCCAATCCAGCTAGTGTTCGACTCTAACACTCTCACGGTCTTGTCTATCATTCTCTTATGTATTTCGAGAACCTTGTTCTGATCTGTGTCTGTAATCATATAATGATGTTTTTGCTTATTTTTTCGAATATAATATTAATACCGTCTGACTTAGAACCTTCTAAAAGATGTTTCCTGAAAAGTTTGACTTCTTTATTGCTGAACTCTTTAATTAGTTTAAAAATATCCTGTTCGGCTATCTTTCTTAAACTGTCCTTAGCGGAGCTACAGCAACTTCTATTAGAAGTTTGGCACTTTTCTAAAACCTCTTTCAGTTGAGGTATATCTAATATTACCAGAGGCTTGGCTAAAAGTAAAGAACAAAATTCAGTACAGGCTTTAACTACTATTAACTTTGCCATTTTTTAAAAATAAAATAAAAAGATAAGGTAAAAATATAGCCAACAAATATTAAAAAAATATTATGTGTTGCTATCATAGTGCAAAATACTGACACCCAAAACCCAAGGCAGTAAGGGCAGGAGAAGAGCTTATTGAAAAAGGTGGGATTCTTAAAATACGAAAACTCCAAAAACTTAATGTCGGGATTTTCAAATAACTCTTTTTCATATTCTTCTATAAATTTTTTTTCTAACCTAAGTAGCTTTAGATAGTCAAGGGCGAGACTAGTATCGAACCATAAAAACATAATCCCGCAAGCAGACAGAGAGCCTGCTATTAGATTAATTACCTGTACTCCCATAGCCTCCATCGGATCTAGTTGAATCTTCTAGCTCTTCTACTTCGACCCAGCCTATTGTATTACACTGTTCGAGTATCAACTGAGCTACTCTGTCTCCTTTTTTATAGATAAAGTCTTCGTCAGAAAGGTTCTGTAAGACAACCCCTACTTCGCCTCTGTACCCTGCGTCTACAACTCCCGCTAGCACATCAATGCCTTTTTTTACTGCGAGGCCTGATCTTGGGGCAATTCTTCCGTAGTAAGATGGAGCAAAAACATTTCTGCTATTTGGAATGGCTATAGCTATTCCTGTCCCTACTACTTTCCTGCTTCCTGCTGGGACTACTCCGTCTTTGATTGAATATAGGTCGTACCCGGCGTCTAGGTCTGTTGCTCTAGTCGGCGTCACTGCCGACTCTTCTAATTTTTTGATATATACGGAGATCATTATTGTGTTGTGTTAAATTTATTCCAAATTCTGATGCTAGGTCTATAGCTGTTTTATCAAGGTCGTATGTTTTAATATAAAATATTTGCTTTATTCCATAAGAAGCTACGTTTTTAATGCAGTCCCCACAGGGCATTAAGGTTACAAACATTCTGTCTGCTTCTTGGGGTTTTATATTCTTTAGGGCGTTTGTTTCAGCATGAATAACTCTTTTCCTTCTTTCGTCTCTATCTGACCAGTCTATGTCAACTCCGGGAGGTGCCCCATTGTAGCCTAGAGATGCGATGCTATTATCTGGCCTAAAAAGGCAGCAGCCAACCTGAATGAATGGGTCTTCGCTTCTTAGGGCCGCTGTTTTTGCTAGTTCTATGCCATAGTCTACCCAGCTGAGTCTGTCCATTTTTAAATTTTAAAAAAAACTTGACAGAAAGTCAAGTAAAATTTATAATAGAGAAAGTGTGAAGAATGGTTCTAAGCGAAAGCGAGTCTGGTAACTCTTGAGAGACCAACAACCCCGAAGGGGCTTCTCGAACCTTGGAAGGTACGCTACAAGCGGGTGCAGGCGGCGTATGAGGGAAGTGATCATTTAAAAAAGTTCTACCATTTTTAATCACACTTGGTATAGGTTGCGAAAGTCATTAGCTAGGCTCGTATGTGCGGGCCGAAAAGGAGAAAGTCCCTGCGAATAGAACTAAAGTGGAAGCGAAAGCGTCCTTTCGTAGTCGTTTTAAGTGTTTTGTAAGTTGGGTGAACTGTGCTCAGCAAAAAAGCTACGTCGATTCCGCTTGCGGAATCCTCTTTTATTAATTTTAAAAAAAAATGAATAACTTCTATCTGGAAATAAAGAAGATACAAGAAAAAGATTGTGACCTGTCTCTACTTAAGGTGATATCTAGGTATTCTCCTGTCTTTTTGTCTATGTATTCTAAGTACTCGTCGTCTATGGCTAAATCTGGGGCCGACCCTAATGATATTCTATTAGATAAGGATTTAATTATTTACGAGTCGGCGAAAAGTTTTAATTTAGAAAAAGGATCTAGTTTTTGTACTTGGCTTAGTAATAATGTTAAGTATAAATGCCTACATTTAATAAGTAAGTCCGCTAAAATAAATAGACTAAGCGAAAAAGTCAGGCAGAACACCATAATAACTGAGCAAGGAAATCCTTACTCAAATAAAGAGATGAAGTCTTTTATATTTAACGAGCTAGGAAAAATGAAAGACCCTAGAGTTGAAAAAGTCTACTCTCTTAGATACTTCTCGGGAGGCAAGATGACTTGGGCCAAAATAGGAAATCTCTTAGGCTTCAGTTCTCAGACAGCCATAAACCTGCATAGAAAAGGTGCTGAAATTTTAAAAAGAAAAATACATTAAACAAAAAGCTTGACAGCTGGATAAGTTTAATCTATACTAAGGGAAGTTATGGCAGATAATACAAATAACGATTGGGACAAGAGAGAAGTCGGAGCCCTCTGGACAAAGACGTCACAGAGTAGCGGTAAGAAATATTTCTCTGGTCATTTCAAGATGGAGAATGAGTTCGGAGAAGAGAAGAAGGTCCAAGTTGTAGCTTTCTACAACAAGGATAAGAAATCTGAGAATCAACCTGATTTTAGGATTTATATTTCTCGTCCGGCTTCAGAGCAAGGCGGTATGTCAACGGAAACAACCCCACAAACAAAGGAGGCTCCTGCGACAGCGGTTGCAGATGAAGATGGCGACACGTTGCTGTAATGGATTTTGCCTTACAGCTTCCGGTTAACAATTTAAGTTTCGGCCAAGTTTCCCATTGTCTTCTCAGAGAGATTTACAATAAGGGGCTTGAGCCGAGCCTTTTTCCTATAAACGAGGATGTTTCTTCGTTCAACATTGAACCAGAGTTCCTTAAATGGCTTAAAAGCTGCATAGCTAAGGGGCCAAAATTTCACAAGAAAGAACAACCCGTCTTTATGCTCTGGCATCTTAATGCCTCAGCTCTAAACAGCGTTTCCTCTAAAAGAGTTCTTTTTTCTTTTTACGAATTAGATGCGCCTACGCCATCAGAGGTTAACATAGCCTCTAATGCTGATCGATTAATCTTCTCAAGCAAGCACTCCGTAGATGTCTTTTCTAACTTTGGACTAAAAGCTGACCTTATACCTCTTGGCTTTGATAAATATCATTTTAAAAGATTAGATAAAAAATACTACGATGACAACAGGATTGTTTTCAACCTTTGTGGCAAGCTAGAAAAAAGAAAAAGACACAACAAGATAATCAAGGCTTGGGCTAAGAAGTTTGGCAACGACAAAAGGTACCACCTACAATGCGCCATCCATAATCCTTTCCTAAAAAAAGAGATGCCAGCTTTAATAAATAGGATTCTAGGTGATAAAAACTATTTCAATATACAGTTTCTAGACTTCATGGATAAGAATTTAGTCTACAATGACTTTCTTAATTCTGGAGATATTGTTGTAGGTATGTCTGGAGCGGAGGGCTGGGGACTACCCGAGTTTCATTCAGTAGCGATAGGGAAACACTCAGTCATAATGAATGCTACTGGGTATAAGGAATGGGCTAATCCAGAAAATTCTACATTAATTGAACCTTCTGGCAAAATACCATCCGAAGATGGAGTTTTCTTTAAAGCCGGAGCTGAGTATAACCAAGGAAGGATCTTTGATTTTGATGAAGAGTCTTTTATTAATGGCTGCGAAAAAGCCATAGAAAAGGTAGAGTTCGACAGACTCAATTCGGCTGGACTTAAACTTCAGGACGAGTTTACCTACGAAAAGACTACTAATAAAATCTTAGAATTTTTAGGTAATGCCTGAATATTTATTTGAAAACCCCGAGACAGGAGAAGTAATATCTATAATTCAAGCTATAGACGAAGAGCATGCTTATTCTGAAAAAGGCAAAGTCTTTAGCAGGGTCTTTACGGTCCCTAATGCTTCTATTGATAGCAATGTTGATCCATTTTCTGCTCAGCAGTTTACAGAAAAAACTAAAAATATGAAAGGGACAATGGGGGACATATGGGATTATTCTGCAGAGCTAAGCTCTAAAAGAAAAAAAGACAACAACGGGGTAGACCCAGTCAGAGAAAAAGCAGAGCAGAGATACTCTAAAAAAAGACGAGGCATCAAGCATAAAGATAAGATGTGAGGTGGCTAAACAAAGGACAAAAGATAATATTATAGATAATGTAGCAGTCAACTACATTTCTCACTTACTAAAAGTCGAAGAAAAAGTGGTCGAAAAGATCACAGACGAACATGAAGATGTCCTTTTAGTCGTCCAGCACGCTGCAAAAAAGCGTCTAAATAAAAAAAAGCTTCTAGAGCTACACCCTAAACTGTCCGCCTTATTGATGGTTTTCAAAGAGGGCTCCAAGGAAGGGTTAGATACTAAAGAATGTGAATTCCTATCTGGAGCTTTTTATAAATACTTTTTCTGTTTAAAAAATATAAAAAACATATCTTTTAATACAGATAAGCCTTCAGAAGAAGCATCTAAACTATGTCTAATTTTAATAATATTCTTTTCCGAAGCCGTGCAAGAATACTGCGACTCTGACCCCTCGGTACCATCATATAAAGAATCTAGAGTTAAATACCTAGATTACATAGAGAAAGGCTTCAAGAGCAGCAATATTGATTTAAATTTGGATAAGGCCATGAAAGCTCTTAAAACGATAAAGGAGAAGTATTTATGAAAGATGTATTTTATATCCTAGCGTTATGCTTAGTGGTAGTAGGTGGTTGCGCTACCCCATTAGGCAAGTTCAACAAGAAGGAGGCGGTTGTGCAGAGCATAGAGAGAAAGCAGACCGAGAACGAAAACAAGCAAGTCGAGAGTGGTAGGACTTTTGTATACGCGGCAGACCAAGCACTTCAAAAAGACCCGGAACCATCCAAGCATTCTAACGTTGCTAAATCAATGACTACTCGCAGCATAACAGCCCTAGGGCCACCTCAAGCAGCAAACGCGTTAAAGTCTGACACTATGATTACAGACCTTCTCTCTGATGACCCAAAGGTAGTAGAAAAAGGGCAAGCCGAGCTAGCAGTAATGGACAAGGAACTAATAGCTATACAGAACCGGAACAGGGTCTTAAGCAGCCAGCTAAACACCGCGAACGTACAACTTAAAGCCGTCAACCAAGAGAACGCCCTTGCCGCTACTAAGTATTCTAGTCTAATGGGTAAAGTCTATTGGATAGTTGGAATTGTTATATTTTTAGTAGTTTTATCGATTGGGTTGAAGATCGTTTCAGCCATAGCCCCCTTCGCTATACCATCCAGAGGAGCTAGCTCCACTCTGCTGAAGGTTGTACAGGGCATACAAAAGGTCAGAGACCAACATATGGGAGAGAAACCAGAGATGCTTAAGCAAATAGACGACCATCTCAGGGCTCACCTAGACAAGAAAGACAGATGGATGATAGCTCACGCCAAGCAAAAGCTACATATGTTGTAATAATTGGACAAAAAACACGACTATTTCAACCAAATAAGCGTAATACAATAAAAGATTTAAAAAAGACTTGACAAGTGGATAAGTTTTTGTTAGCTTAAGTAAAGCAAGACAAATAGTATGAAAAAATTAATAATGAACTATAAAGAATACTTCATAGCATGCCGAGAGAAATGGAGGCAAGAAAACAGGGAGCTGATACCACCTAAGTTTGAAAATTTTTATAATGACCCCGCCAGACCCGTTCCCACCAACACTTTTAGCGCAGACTACCAATTGGCCGTAGACAGCGCAGCCCAAAGAGTCTTTGATTATTTTTCTAATAGCAACGAGCAAAGCATTATACTTAAACATCCAGACATATGGAGTATAAGAGAACAACTAGAAACAATGTCTAGTTTCATTGCTCCTCATTTAGAAAAAACTATGTACGGCTGCTACCTATATGTTGATAAAATTTATGTATATAGAACTACCAAATGCGAGAGAGACTCTTCTTATATATGGCATTACGACAACAACCCAGATGAAATAGTTAAAAATATTATATATTTAAATAATGTTTCTGCAAAAAATTCTCCCTTTGAGTATCTAGTTAAGCCAGACGGTAAAGGTTATTTGTTCAATGGGACTAGAGTTGGGCCAGGTAAATGGAACAACGCACCGAATGGCTCCAGAGTAAATAAAGAAGTAAAAGAGCTTCAAGCCGTAGGACACGAACCCACAACAATTACCGGACCCAAAGGTACTACATTCTCATTTAATAATAACATAGGCCATCGAGCTAACCCTATCATAGAAGGCTACCGAGATGTAATTAATATAAGAGTCAAGCCCTCTCTGAATAGAATAGATTTTATAAACAAGAAGTATACAACGAGCTTTGAAAAAGTTGGAGTAGTTGACCCCAACCCAGAGAAAATTAGTGTATAGGAGTAGGTGCAGCTAAAACGGCAGAGACCGCAGCATGTAAATAATTATTCTGCCTTGACAATTGATCATGTTCTTGTTATAATTACAAAAGCATGAATAATAAAACAGTTAAGATTCCTTCTTCATTCTGCATGAAGAGAGGCGAGGAAGATTTAAGCCTTCTTTTAAAATCCCTACAAACTAGAGCAGCAAAATACCCGCTGACAGAGGCTGAGTCGAGCTCAAAACAAAGCATTGTGGACGTTCTTAACAACAAAGGCTGGTACAAACTAGACTCTCTGTTTTCGGATAAGATCGACGTAATTGACAGCATTAAAGATAAGCTTGATTTTTATTTAGATAAAGGAGGAGAGCATTGTAAGTATGGCCTACTTAAAGATACTAAACCACCTCAATCAGAAGCGCGAGAGAAAGAGCTTTTTATGAGCGTAGTAAACCCTCTCTATAACGTACCAGAGATAGGAGACATACTATTTGATGACAGAATAATTGATATAGCGAAATGCTATTTTAAATGTATGCCAGCGGTAGGGACATTAAATCTTAGAAAAAGCTTCGCCAACACCCTGCCACACGCCCAAACAACCTTGTATCATTGCGATAGGAACTCCCCTTACCTGCTTAAGTTCTTCCTATATCTAGATGACGTAGAAGAGATAGACGATGGGCCGCTTACCTATGTTGAAGGGTCTGCTTATGAGAAACCTAAAGGATGGTTGGAAAACCATAGAGTGCCAGACGAGGATATAGAGAGAATATACGGCAAAGAAAAAATAAAACCCCTCACCGCTAAAAAAGGAGATGTTCTAACGGCTGTAACTACCGGATACCATAAAGGGCAGAAAGTCGTATCCAAAGACAGAACAATGCTAACCCTGAACTTCGTTTGTGGCCCAGAAGACTGGAGTGCGAAATCATATATAGATATCAAACCAGAGACCTGCAGAAAAATAGGACAAAGAAATGAACCTTTGATTGATTTTATGTATGTGGTCGAATAATAAACCAAAACTCCCAAACAGGAAGAACTCTGGCTTGTCTGTCAAGCAGGACGGAACGATTTCTCACTTCAAAGAAGAAGACCTTAACCTTGTTTTAAAATGCATAGAGGACAGGAGGTCAAAGTATTATATACTCGACAAAGATATAGAAAAAGAAAAAGATATAGTTAAAGAACTTTACCAAAAAGGATGGGCTAAAATAGAGGGAGGATTAGATCATAAAATCGACACTTTAAATAAAATAAGTGATAAATTAAATTATTTTTTAGACGGCGGGCCTATGCCATTAGACAGCAACCTAGGCAGACAAGTAGGAGAAAATAATAATAAACTAACCCAAAAAGAAGCACGGGACACAGAGTTATTCCTCTCTATACCTGAGCCGCTTTACAACATACCAGAAATAAGCGATATAATATTCGACAATAGACTAACATCTATTGCTAAAAGCTTTTTTAGATGCGCGCCCGCCATAGGAACCCTGAATCTAAGAAAAAGTTTCGCTAATAACTTGAAGAGCGAAAACACAACGATGTATCATATCGACCCTAACTCTCCTTACTTTTTTAAAGTTTTTGTATACCTAAAAGATGTTTTATCGCCTGAGGACGGTCCGTTTACCTACGTAGAAGGCAGCGTAGATAATAAACCAGACAACATATTGCAGAAATACAGGTGGGAAGATGATGAAATAGAAGCCTTTTATGGAAAAGATAAAATCAAACATATAACAGGAAAGAAAGGAGATGTAGCGCTAGCCATGACCAATGGTTTTCACAAAGGCCAGAAATGCATTAGGAATGATAGAGAGTTACTTACCATTGACTACGTTTGTCACCCCGATAGCTGGAATGCAAAGCAGCAGATGAGCATAAAAAGAGAGACTTTCGAGAACCTACCCCTAAACAAGATCGCGTTAGCTGATTTCTTATATGTAAAGGAATGAAGATAGAAGACTTACATAATTCAGAACAAGGCCGAGACTGTTACATTTTAGCCTGTGGTCCATCTTTATCTAAGTATGATAACCAAGAAATAAGAGACAGGCTCAAAACCAGCTTAGTCTTTTCCATCAAACAAGCTTACAATGAATTCAAAGAAGAGACAGATTTTCATTTTTGGAACTGCTCCAATCTACCCCCTGACTATATGAATATACCTTACAGGTATATAGATAGTAGGCCAGATGTTGTTATAGCAAGCAGCAATTACCCCAGAGGACAAAGGTGGAGCTTAGACCAAGATTTTGATTTATTTTTTCAGGTCCCCCTAATAGAACAAATAGGAGGAAAAGACAATACTTTAGCCGTTAAAAGAAATTACGATGATTTTTTATTAAAGAAAACAGGAGAGAAAAGGCAAACAGGCCCCGGTATTATGTTGGAGAGCGTTTTACATACCGCAATCCACGTAGGAGTTAAGTCAATAACCACAATAGGGTGGGACCTTGATAAACATGGGAGCCACTTCTATAAAGAAGAAGATAAAGCCTTCATGGACAATAAAGGATGCGAGATTCCTTGGGATATAATTTTGAATGCAGAAGCGGTGCCAAGTATAAAAGAGTGGGTAGAAAGCAAAAATATAAAATTAAACATCTTATCATGAACAAGACTTACATTATAGCAGAAATAGGAATAAACCATAACGGCTCCCTAGATACAGCCAAAAGACTGATTGATATAGCTGCCGCTTCTGGATGCGATGCAGTTAAATTTCAAAAAAGAAACCCTGACGTATGTGTGCCTGAGCACCAGAAAAGTCTAGCGCGAGATACCCCTTGGGGCAGAATGACGTACTTGGAATATAAATATAAAGTAGAGTTCTGGGAAAAGGAATACGACATTATTGACAAGTATTGCAGGCAGCAGGGCATAGCTTGGAGTGCCTCGCCTTGGGACTTAGACAGCTTAGAGTTTTTACTTCAGTACGACGTCCCCTTTATTAAGATTCCCTCTGCTATGCTAACCAACCTTGAGCTAATAAAAGCCTCTGCTAAAAGCGGCAAGAAGGTGATTTTATCCACGGGGATGAGCACAGAAGAAGAGATACATGAAGCAATCTGTGTTCTTGAACCGGGGCCTGAGATGCACGACTACGCCATACTACATTGCAACTCAACTTACCCTGCACCCATAGATGAATTAAATTTATCTTGCATTAAGACAATGAAAGAAAAATACGCTTGCGAAGTTGGCTATAGTGGTCATGAATTTAGGCTAGGAACTTCTGTAGCCGCTGTTTATCTTGGAGCTACTATTATAGAAAGGCACATAACTTTAGATAGAACAATGTGGGGGTCAGACCATCTTAGCTCTATAGAGCCGCAAGGTTTGTTTAAATTAGTCAGCGGAATAAGAGAACTAGAGCAAGCGTTTGGTGACGGAAAAATCAAGGTTGCTGAATCAGAAAAATCAGCTAGAGAAAAACTTAGAGGATAAAATGTGCCCGCTTTGTGAACTAAAAACAGTTCTTCATACTTATGACGACTCTGATCCTAGATGGATCATTATGGACTGCATGAGCTGTATTCTTCCTATGGTGGTTTGGAGGGGAGAGCCTTTGCACACGATGGATATCTCCGAAAAGGACGCAACCGACATGCAAAACGCCCTAGAGAGAGTCGGAGAGATAAAATTCGGAAAAGAAAAGTTCTATATCGATAAAACCCAAAGGGAAGTCCCCGACCACTTACATTGGCACGCACGGCCGAATAGGTTCACTGAAAACTATGAAATATGGCACTAGAGATTAAAGAAAACAAATTCATGGACAGCTGTTTTCAACATGACCGAGCTACAGAACCATTCCCGCAATGGGTAGTGCGAGACTTTCGCTCTAGCTTTAAAAAATTTTGTAAGTCAGTTAAAGCAAATAACGAAATTGTATATTCTGATTTAGACCACTTTAATAAATATAAAGATAAGATAGTATTAATAATTGGTGGAGGACCGTCAACTAATAGACTTGACTATGATACTATAGAAAGAGATTTCACATGGTCTTGTAATCACTTCTATTTAAACCCCAAGCTCTCTTCAATCAAAATAGATGTAGCAATGTTCATGGGGGAACCTGACCTAAAATCCAAGGAGTTCATCGAATACAGAGAGAGGTTTCAGCCATACTCAGGGTTCGAGGTACATGACCGTTGGTTTGAATATGAGTTTGATGATTATGAAAAATATTTTGCTATGCACACGAGGTTCTATAGCAGGCTTGGCGCTTGCGCCAGAATGATTCTATTCGCCTCTTTCCTAGGATGCAAAACGGTAAAGTTTGTGGGTCTTGACGGTTACGACCCCATTTACAAAGGAGATCACGCCCATGAGCCCGGGAAAAAACTGTTACCAGCTGTTTTCTCGGAAGAGCTTTACGACTCCGAGTATAAATATTTTTGGGAATACACAAAAGAACACTTCCCTGATACTGAATTCATCAACCTAGGAGATGGACAAAAATTTCACAAATGAAAGATATAAAAGATATAGTTTTCGTAATACAGGCTAGGCTTGGCTCTCAGAGAGTCCCTCAAAAGATGATTAAAAGCTTTTGCGGAACCAATCTGTTAGACATAGCTCTAGATAAGATGTCATTTTCGAAAATCCCAAGCTCTCAATTTTTCGTCTCCGCCTATGAAGACGACCTTAAGTCTATTTGCTACAGGAAAGATGTAAATATTTTTCACAGATCTAAAGAGTCTGCTGACTCAGAGGGTACGCCTATGAGCCTTATGTACGAGTGGTGGAATAAGCTGCCGTTTAAATATTGTGTCTTAATAAACGCCTGCGCTCCTTTTATGAAAGCAGAGACAATAGAACGCTTTACTGAAGCTTACGTGAACTCAGATTCAGAAGGCATGTTCGGGGTAATGAAAAAAAAGAACTACTTTTGGAATAAAGACTCTAAACTAATATCACCTTGGCCAGAAGGACAAGCTGTCATGAACACCAAGTTTGTGGAAGAAACATATGAGGCGGCGCACTGTTTATATGCTGGGAGAATGGATAAAATAGGAGAAGGTATTTGGATGGGGGACTTTAATAAACCGGGAGACATAGAACTTTTTCCAATGAAAGAGGAAGAGTGTCTGGATATAGATTACCAATGGCAATTTGATATGTGCGAAGCCCTTTACGGTTCAGGAGTAAGATAATGCTATATATATTTGAAATGGCGAATAATCACCAAGGCAGCGTAAAGCATGCCAAAAAGATTATTGATGAATTCAAGGAGGTTAAAGATCTCTACCGCATACAAGCGGCTATAAAGCTACAATTTAGACAGCTCGACTCCTTCATCCACCCAGACTTCGTTGATTCAGATTTAAAATTAGTTAAAAGATTTAAAAGCACGGAGCTTAACAAAAAAGATTTCAAAGAAATAGTAGACCACATTCATGACAGCGGCTTCATATCTATGTCCACCCCCTTTGATAGCGAGTCGCTAGATTGGTTTGACGATTTAAACATATCTACTATAAAAGTTGCTAGCTGTTCAATAGACGACTGGCCTTTATTGAGAGATATTTGTAAAAAGAATAAGAAGATAATCATTTCTACAGCGGGGGCAACAATACCAGAGCTACAAAAAGTTTATGATTTATTTAAATTCAACAAGAAAGACTTTGCTTTTATGCATTGTGTGGCGGAATACCCAACACCCATAGAGCGCTCCAACTTAAATAGGATTAATCAGTTAAGAAATAATTTTCCAGATATAGAGATAGGGCTATCTACGCATGAAAGTCCAATGCTCCCTCACGAGACAATAGCTCCTATAGCAAGAGCAATGGGCTGCACTATGATCGAAAAACATGTTGGAATAGGAGATGATCTTAACGACTACTCTTGCACGCCATCAGCTATTGGAATAATGATAGGAAAGGTTCAATCTGTTGAGTCAACCCTACGCAACAGAAAGCGAAACGAGACAGAAGCCTCTTCGCTAAAAACCCTTAAGAGGGGAGCATACTTGCGGGCTGACCTTGCAACAGGATCTAAGATAAGAGAGGAGGACGTTTTTTATGCTATGCCCTTGCAGGAGAACCAACTTGACGCCTCTCAGGTAGACAATATAGTAGGAAACACCTTAGCTAGAGATTTAAAATCTAATTCAGCAATAACAAAACAAGACCTTCAACAAAAAATTGACGAGGAGCTAGTGTCTAAAATAATAACAGAGGCTAAAAATAGACTAAAAGAAGCCAATATAAATTTAGATTCTAATGAAGAGATAGAAATATCAGCACACTATGGTTTAGATAACTTTAATAAGCATGGGGTAGTAATAATAAATAAAATAAATAGAGAGTATTGTAAAAAATTACTCATAGTATCAGAAGGGCAGCACCACCCATGTCACCACCACATTAAAAAAGAGGAGGCATTTGAGCTCTTATCTGGTGACTGTTCCTTGGTTCTAAACGACAAAGAGATCCAACTAAAGAAAGGTTCTCCAGTCTTAATCAACCGTGGAGTTAAACATTCTTTTTACAGCAGAGAAGGGTGCGTAATAGAAGAGATCTCCACAACACATTACCCGAACGACTCAGTTTATGAAGACCCGGTCATTAACTCTTACGACCTCTCTGAAAGAAAAATACTATGTTCGAGCTAGGAACAACATTAAAAAACTGTATTCTATTCTACAATGGGAAAGAGACCATTCCTGTAGATGGCCTTACGCCAGACAAAGTCCAAGCTCACCTAAGTAACATCCCCCACGGGGTAGAGGTCAATAGCCTTTGGTACTCCCCAAACAACGACAAGGTCTTTAGCGAGCATCAATATACACTACCAAGAAACGCAGGCAAGGAGCAGAACTTCTTCCTTCCCCCCACCGACGGAGCCTCGATTTTTTTGCATAGCGATTATATTACCAAAATAAAAGAAGAAAGAGTCTTTTCTAAACAAGAGACATTGGTTCATAATAACCATGACTGTGTAATAAGTCTGCCTGAGAAATATTCTAAATTCAAGAATAAAAAAGTTATGATAGTCTCTGGAGGGCCATCAAGCAAAGAAGTAAACTGGGACAAAATAGACTACGACTACTTATGGACAGTCAACGAGTTCTATAAAAACGAGGATCTTTCAAGAAAGCAAATAGACTTACTTTACCTATCTTCAATAGTAGATTTTGAAAGCCAGCAGTTAGTCGAGAGCATAGAGAACACAGAGGCGCTTCTGACTTTTCCTTTAGTTACCAACTACATACATGACAAGATTGAACTCAGTAGAATAGAAAACCTAACCAGTAGATTCGAAGAAAACAGCTCTTATAATTATACTAGATACTCCTCAACCCTAGGGGTAGGTTATAAACTCATAGTATTAGCTATATTTTCTGGAGCCTCTGAGATTTATACAGTGGGAAACGATGGCTTCGTATCAGAAAACATGGAGCATGCTTTCGACGGCAACAAACAAAGCCCGGATTGGTACTTACAATATGGAAACAGATTCCAAGACAGACAATTTGTTATATTTTGGGAGTATATAAAAACTTTACAAGAGTCTTTTAACTTTAAGATATATAACCTAGGAGAAGGAAAAGACTATAATATCTCATCAAGCATAACAAAAACTCATTTCCCTTTAACACAAGATATTTATGAAGCTTTATAATTTTAATTTCAAAAAGAAGCCGGGCCGCATTAACGGAAAGCCCCACGGAGACGTTGAATTTATGCTCGACGACGTACCCATCAAAGGCCATTGCATTAATTCGGACGACTCCTTCTATGTTAAATTGGAAGACGGCGTAGGACTCAAGATGATAAAAGATAATGAGGCTAGATATGGGACACTACAAGAGGCTTTTGAGAATATCAGCTACTTCAAAAATAAAAAAATAAATATTTTTCCAGAAGTGGTAGAGCACAATATAGACGGCAATCATCTTCTAATGAAGGTGAATCATTTAGAAGAAGAAGACTTACCCCCTTGGGTACCAAGTTGGATTCCAGAGAATGATCACGCCTTCGTGAAAAAAGAGCTACAAGCACCACTCCCTTTGTTGAACAAATTAAACAACACCTTCATAGACGAGAAGATAGTCCCAGAAGATGAATGGTGCAAGGAGGGCAATATTATAGGAGATAAAATAGTAGACTTTCACCGCTTCAAGGTTGACAAAAACAGGTATGAGATCCCGACAGAAGCAAGTAAAGAAGACTGTCAGAAAATTTATAATAACGCAGTGAAGAGATACCTATCCAAAGGAGACAACAAATGGAAAGGCAAAATCTACCAAGGGCATACATTCAACAACGGCTTCTCTTTCAAAGGGTACAGCAGCGACGGCAAAAACTTCGATAGTTATAGAAAGTTAAATTTCTATTATATGAATAAAGCTAAAGGCAAGAAAGTCCTCGACTTAGGCTGTAACGAAGGCTTCTTTTCTACTCAAGCTAGCTTAGCCGGGGCCGAGTCTGTTACCGGAATAGATTTATACAACCACGACATAGAGTTAGCCTCTGAGATCAGAGACGAGATAACTGGTTTAAAAAATATAGAATATATAGAAGCAGACGCAGTAGACTTTGTAAAGAATGATAAAAACAAATACCATCTTACGTTCCTCTCGTCTGTGCTGCACCAAATATATCCCCACACGAAAGGATCAGAAAACTTTATTGCTGACATAGCTAGAAGGACCGAGTATCTTTGCTTTGAGTCTACAGCAAATCATAAACTAATGAACATACCATTAAAAGAAATGAGAGAGTTTTTCAGTAAGTTTTTCCATGGAGTTAGATTCCTCTTTGCCTATGACGCCTACTCTTCTGGATACAGAGTTATATTTATGTGTTGGAACCCAAAGATATGAGTGAGTATAAAGTTTTACTAACTACCAGCGGAATAGGCAGTAGACTCGGAGATCTAACTACCTTTACTAACAAGTCGTTAGTAAGAGTAGGGGATAAGCCCTGCATAAGCCATATATTAGATAACTATTCTGACGATATAGAGATTGTCGTGACTTTAGGCCACTATGGGCAGCATGTTCATGACTTTCTGAACCTAGTCTACCCAAATAAAAACTTTACCTTTGTAAAGGTTTCAAAATTCGAAGGGGAAGGCAGCAGTCTCGGGCTCTCAATGCTCGAAGCTTCAAAACACCTACAGTGCCCCTTTGTATTTAATGCCTGCGACACAATCGCTCAAGAAAGAATACCCGAACCAAGTCACAACTGGGTGTTCGGCTACCACGAGGCTGGCAACGACCAATATAGAACCATAGAGAAACAGGGATCTAAATTTATAAAATTCAGAGATAAAGGAGCCGCACCACCAAACACTAAGAACTTATCTTACATAGGCCTCTGCGGAATAAGAGACTTTGAAAACTTTTGGCAAAAACTTAAGCCCGAAAGCGAGTCAGACTGCCACGCTATAAACGAAATGTCTAAAGATGACTGTGACTTTAAAGTCATCGAGAGCAAGACTTGGCTAGACATAGGGAATACCAGAAAGTTAAGCTCGACTCGAAATTCAGTTCAATCAGAGCTAGAAGTGCTAGATAAGCCAGAAGAAAATATATATCTAATAGACGGCTCTATAGTCAAATTCTTTCATGACGAAAATATATCTAAAAAAAGGGTATCTAGAGCGAACAAACTAAAAGGACTAGCGCCAGAAATAACAGGGCATATAAATAATTTTTATAAATATGAAAAAGTAGATGGCCAAGCATTTGCAAAAACTATAAACGAAGATAAGATGAGGTCTTTTCTTAACTGGTGTTCCGACGACCTATGGAAACCTAGAGAATCAAGTCAGCTCTTTATGGAGTCCTGCCGTAGTTTTTATTTCAAAAAGACTATAGAAAGAATAGATAAATTAGAGGAGGCCACAGGAATTGAGGACAAAAACGAACGAATCAATGGGATGCACTGCATTCCAGTAAAACAAATTTTATCAAACCTTGATTTTGATTATAAACTAACAGAAGGCATACCCTGTAAGTTTCATGGAGACTGTGTTCCAGATAATATAATAGAAAAAAATGGAAAATTTACCTTAATAGACTGGAGGCAGGAGTTCGGAGGCAGCGAAGTTGGCGACGTTTATTATGACCTTGCCAAATTGAACCATGGCTTGACGTTTGACATAGCTTCTTCTAATTATTATAAAGTCGATTTTTCTTCTAGCGGAGTGGAGGTAGATATTTTCCGAAGCGATAAGCTGGGTCGTTGCAGGGAAGTTTTGTATGATTTTTTGTCTCGATACGAGTATGACATAAAGAAGGTTGAGATTCTCACCTCTTTGATATGGGTCAACATGGCACCCCTGCATGAAGGAGAGCTTAAAACCTTTTTGTTTTATTTTGGTAAATTTTATTTAAATAAATATAATGCTTCCTAAATTATTCATAGGCCCGATGAGCAAGAATATAGTCGATACGACTATTGAGCTAGCAACCCAAGGGTGGAACCTAGGACTCATACCCTCTAGAAGACAAATAGACAACAGTAGAGGATATGTTAACAATTGGAACACTAAAGAATTTACCAATTACGTAAGGGAGCGTACAGATAAAATCCTAATCCAAAGAGATCACGGAGGGCCATCACAAGGACAAGCAAATGACGACGGGTTAGAATCTTTACAAGATGACGCCAGAAATAATTTAGATTTAATTCACGTTGACCCTTGGAAGAAATTTGAAGATATAGATTCGGCGGTTCTAGTTACAACGCTTAGCATTAATGCCTGCTGTGAATCAAGCGATAATAATTGTAAATTCGAAGTAGGAACCGAGCAAGCGATAAGAGAGTATTCCCCTTCCGAGTTAGGAGTTTTTTTAAATAAATTAAAAAAAGACTTAGGAGAAAGATTTAATAGAATTAAGTTTGCCGTTATACAGTCTGGCGTAGGTCTTTCAGGGACAACAAACACGGGGGTATTTAATGAGAAAAGATGTGAAGAAATGATTTCTGTCTGCAAAGACTTTGGCTTACTGAGCAAAGAACATAATGGTGACTATCTAAAGGGAGACTTAATAAGAAGAAGATTCGAACTAGGCCTAGACGCCATAAATATAGCACCAGAGGCAGGAGTAGAAGAAACTAGATGCACTTTACACAAAATAGAAGAAGAAGAAAGAGTAGATTTGTTTGAAAGACTATTTAAAGCTTGCTATTTGTCTAGGTTTTGGTTAAAATGGTTACCAGATGGCTTTTCTCCGCGGGACTTGCACGAAAAGAGACTCTTAGTTGAGGTTTGCGGGCATTATATTTTTAATACTGATAAATTTAGAGATGTAACCAAAGAGTTAAGCGGGCTGCAGGAATTAATTAAGCTTAGATTGTCGAACAAAATAAAGGAATTACATGAAAGTTGCTCTGTGCTTGATAGGGATGGTGGGAGGTAAGGACGGTAAATACGGCCTTAACCAATCCTTAGAAGTCCTTAAGTCTGGCTTCAAGCAGTATAAAAAACATATTGTGGACAAAAACGATGTGGATATTTTCTGCCACACTTCATCTGTCCAATTTTCGGAGGAGATTCTTTCTCTCTACAAGCCCAAAAGATATATGTTCATACCTGAGCCGACTTTCAACATACCGAGCCATGTGACAGGAGATCGAGCAAGAAAACAGGGGCATTATCACATGTGGTTCAGCTACAAGATAGCTAGCCACCTTAGACAAGACTACGAGAAAGTCTCTGGGCAGAAATACGATCTTGTATACATAGGTAGGTACGATGTTGCTTGGCAGACTGACGTAATTTTTAAAGAACTTGACAAAAATAAATTTTATGCTGGTTATTGGAATAGAATTTCTAAAAATGGAAAAGATGTAGGTAATCATGAATGGCACCATCTAGAAAAAGATTTAGTAGTTAGAGGCCAGATAAACGAAGAGCAGAAAGCTAAAGGCTACAGATCAAGGCTCGTAGGTTATCCTCACAACGACGAAGGGGTAATTGATCGTTGGTTTATAAGCAACCCCGAGTACATGGATAAGTTTTGCGGGCTATTCGACAATTTAAACGAGTACACGAGACCGGGTCGATCATGGAACGGAGAGAAGAAAAACTCTGTTACAGACTGGGCAGGTAACATATCTAATCACAGGCTAGCTCCCGCTCACCTTGAAAAAGAAGGCCTGTTAGATAAGTTAGACTTTAAGTTTCATACTCACGACGACTTTCCCTTAGTTAGAAGACTAATTTTTAAAAATAAGTAAATATTTTCAAATGACACCAGTAAAAACAATCATATTAGACATTGACGGAACCCTGATAGAGCACAGAGGTACTTTATCCAAAGCAACGAGCGAGTACAAATCAGACGAGAAGCCCCTAAGATCTACTATTGAAAAAATAGACGAATGGGAAGGTAAGGGTTATAACATAGTACTTATGACCGGAAGGAAAGAAAGCTCTAGGCTTTTTACGGAAATGCAGTTAGCGAATATGAATATCTTTTACGATCAACTTATTATGGGCGTAGGCGGAGGAGTTAGGCATTTAGTAAATGACAAGAAACCCGACGGGACACTAACAGCATTTGCTCACAACCTTACAAGGAACGAAGGAATAGGAGATCTTAATTTATGAGCAAGAAAGTATTGATTACAGGGGTCTTAGGGCAAGACGGAGCCAACATGGCAGAATACCTGCTTTCCAGCACGGATCATCGGGTATATGGAATGCAGCGCCGTTCAGGCACTCCTAATTACGATAACATTGAGAGTTTTAAAAACAACGACAGGTTCGAGCTTGTTGATGGAGACCTGTCTGATAGCGCAAGCATAGATAGATTAGTCAAAAAAATAACACCCGACTATTTGATTAACTTTGGAGCTAATTCATATGTCGGTGTTAGCTGGGACATGCCCCTAAGCGTAATGGATGTCAACTCCGGAGGAGTCATAAGATGCCTAGAAGCGATTAGAAAATTTAAGCCCGACTGTAGGTTCTATAGTGCCGGATCTTCGGAAGAGTTTGGAGACGTAGACTACGTCCCTCAAGACATTAAACACCCAATCAAACCAAGGAGTCCTTATGGAGCGTCTAAAGCTGCTGCTAGGCATTTAGTTAAAGTATACAGGGACTCTTATAATCTTTACGCAGTTCATTCAATCCTCTTTAACCACGAAGGCCCAAGAAGGGGAGCCGAGTTTGTTACTAGGAAAATCACCCAAAAGGTTGCAGAAATTTACCATAAAACAAAAAATAAAGAAAGCTTTGAGACCCTCAAACTGGGGAACGTTGACTCTAAAAGAGACTGGAGCGACAGCAGAGACTTCATGAGAGGCGTTTGGCTAATGCTCAACCAAGACAAGCCTAAAGACTATGTTTTAGCAAGCGGTAAGATTCATTCTGTAAGAGACTTTGTTTCTCTAGCTTTCCAAAACGCAGGCATCGCAGGCCTTTGGAGCGGGGAAGGTAAGGAGGCTAGATTCAGAGTGTTTCAAGAAAACACGGTACTAGCAGAGGTTGATGAAAGATGGTTCAGACCAGCAGAAGTAACCCTTCTTCACGGAGATCCAACTATTGCGGAGCAAGAGCTTAACTGGAAAAGAGAAATTTCATTTAATCAGATGGTCAAAGATATGGTTGACAACGACATTAAGGATTACATATGAGAATAGCTGTTTGTTTAGCTGGCATGTTAGGCCATGAAAGCGGAAAATGGGGCAGAGGTGTTCACGATGTAACCAAAGGCTCTGCGGCAGATGGTCTTACGGCCACGCCCTTTAACACTATCGACCCCCAACTAGGGCACCGACAATATGATCACCATATATTTAGTAAAAACGAGAACGTTGACACCTTCTTGCATATTCGTGACTTAGACTACGAAGAACAGCTCCTAGACCTATACAAACCTAAAAAATATTTATCCGAGGAGTATAAAGACTTCGACACGGAGGAGTTCTGCAAAGGCGATCAAAATATCGAGCATCAGCGCGAATGCTCAAAAGCGCAGTGGAGTAGATTTTATTCTTTTTATAAAGCCGTAGAGCAAAAAAGGAAATACGAGGAAGAAAATAACTTTAAATATGACTGTGTCTTCATTACCAGATACGACCTACTTGCCTTCGAGGACTTTGTTTTTTCTGACTACGACATGAGTTACTTTTATGCGCCCTTTTCTATATGGCAAACGAGAGTCAGCGGCTATACTGTGGCAACAAGCATAAACGATCTCTGGTTTTTCTCTAGTTCAGATCAGATTGATGAGTTTTCTAAAGTATTTTTAGATATGGGAAAATACGTCAAGGACAGTGCTAATAATCCTACTTCTCCACATCTTACCGTAAGCAACAAACTAAGAGAAAGCAACTCTAAACTCAAACTTGTCTTAAACTCTGATGTGCACGACAACTGCGACGTGTCACACACTGCCACCTTAAGGATGAGAGAGGCAAAATACTGGAACTATAACGACGAGACGAAGCTATACAAACTCAAACAAGAGTATAAAGAGAAGTTAAATAAAAGTGAGCACGAAATTGACTGGAGTAAAAATTTCCAATCCCAGTGGCCTCTTTATAAAGGCATGACAGCAGACGAATTCAAAGAGTATTTAGCAACAACTGGCTGGAATTATTCAGACGGTACTCCGGTTTGACATTTTCTAAAGTTTATGCTATAGTTAACTAGCTATGAACACAGGACTTTCAGTTGAAAAAGAAAAAAAAGATCAATAATATATACCAGTACCTTGTCTGGAAGTTTTGCAAAGACCCAGAGAATGTAAACTGGCCCAAAGAAATTGTAATAGGTAAGTCTCTTATTAAAGATTTTGGCGAGCAAATATTTAAAGACTTAGATTTTAGCTCGTTAGAGATGGAGAGCTTAGCTCAGTTTCGCACTGAAAAATTTAAAAAATATCTTAAAAAACAGCAGAAGCTCTCTAGCCTTGACTTTAGAAAAGAACATGCTACAATAGACAAAGGAGTAAAAGCAGACAGAGTAGAGATAGAAAAGAAACCTAAAACACTTATTGATTTTTTAAGATATGGCAGCGAAAAAGAAGATAAAACAATCGGATAATATTCTAACAGCATCGGAACAGTTATCGTCCTTCCTCAAGACGCATAAAGAGGATCATTACAATTACGAAGAGGCGATAGAATATAAAGTTTCGTCAGGATCCCTCACTCTAGACATAGAAACTGGAGGAGGGTTTGGTCCGGGACTACATCGTTTCTGTGGTATAAACGAAGGAGGAAAAACATCGGAAGCCCTCGAAGTAGCGAAGCACTTCCTTGAAATGCCCAATTCCAGAGCGGTGTACTTCAAATGCGAAGGGAGGCTGACTCCTGAGATGAGAGAAAGATGTGGTGTAGATTTTGTACATACGGCAGACCCGGAAAGCTGGAAAGACGGAACGTGTTTTATATACGAGAGCAATATTTACGAATCTGTTTTCGATATGATGAAAATGCTGATTCAATTCAACGAGGAGGAAAAAAGGTACATTTTTATACTTGATTCAGTTGATGGCCTCCAGACCAAGGGCGACAGCGAAAAAGCCCTTCACGATGCCACTAAGGTCGCAGGAGGGGCTACTATCAGCTCTGTCTTCATGAAGAAGGTCGCAACGGCCCTGACCAAAAGAGGACACATGGCTATTTTCATAAGCCAAGTCAGAGCAGACATACAACTTGACCCTTATTCAAAAGCTCCCATTAGGCAAACCTCGGCCACAGGAGGCAACGCCTTACTTCATTTTGCTAACTGGATTCTTGAGTTCGAAGCGAGGTACAAAAAGGATTACATTTTAGAAGATGACAAAAAAGCACCAGACAGAGTCACGAATAAAATCTTAGGGCAGTGGTCTAAACTTACGGTAAAGAAGTCTCCTAACGAAAAAACTAATGTTGTAATAGCCTACCCAATCAAAAGAGGGAGAACAGGGGGAACAAGTATCTGGAAAGAGCTAGAGATCGTTGATCTTTTAATTCAGTATGAGTTTGTTACCAAAGCAGGAGCTTGGATTAAAGTCTCCCCAGATATTGTGGAAGAGCTAGCTTCAAATAAAATAGATATACCAGAAAAGTTTCAAGGTAAAAACGGTTTGTTTAATTTTCTGGAAGACAATCAACCAGTAACCGACTATTTTTACAACAAGTTTAAAGAAGTTCTATCCTAATGATACAGACTCTTTTATTTGAGCTCTTTGGGTTAGAGAATAAGCCTAAAAAAGCAGCACGCACAAAGAGAAAGGGCGACGCAGGAATAGCCGCAAGAGAAATCTTCTTGGAAAAATGGCGAGCTATGCATCCATACGCATCAAACTATCGCTATAAGCCTAGAAACCATGTTCGACAAGACCACCTAAAAGCAGATAAAAATTTTGAATTAAAAACAGCCCACTGTAATAAATGTAAATGCGACCTGCCTATATCAGAATTCAGACTGCAGGAGTTTAATAAATTAAGAGAGAAAAGCCCATTTTGTAAATGTAGAGTTTGCGAAGGGCTAGATGCCAAAGAGAGAAAAGAAGGGAAGAAGAGAGCTTACCCATGCCCAGACCACTGCGAGCTTTGCGGCGATGAATTTGAAAAAAATAGGGCTTTCGGATACAAGGCTCCTGTCTTCGATCATTTTCACGAATCTGGCAAGTTCAGAGGCTGGCTCTGCAAGTCTTGCAACATAGGCTTAGGCCAACTCCAAGACAGTAAGGATATTCTTAAGAAAGCTATCACTTTCCTAGAGCGCTCCCCAATACACGATAAGCAAGGATTCGTAATTGATTTTGAAAATCGGAAAAACCAAAAAATAATCCGCGAAGAGTTAAATTTTGTAGTGGACGACACATGAAAGACAAACACCAAGATAAGTATTCTAAAACAACCAAAGGTAAGAAGGCCCGTTTTCGCGCCCAAAGAAAATACGACGAAGATAACCCAGAAAAACGTCGAGAGCAGAAGAGAGATTACATGCGCCGCAAAAGAGCAGAGAACCCAAACTATTGTAAGTGGAAATGAAAACTTGTTCCAAAAACAAAGAAGAAGACAAGGCTTACCACAAGGCTTACCAAAAGGCTTACTACGAGGCCAACAAGGAGAAAATGATCGCAAGCAGCAAGAGCTACTACGAAAGGAATAAGGAAAAGCGCTTGATCTACGCGAGAGCCTACCGCATAGACAACAAAGAGAAGATAAAGGCTAAAACAAAAGCTTACTACGAAAACAACAGAGAGAGGAGGAGGGCTGCAGACAAAGCTTACTACGAAAAGAACAAGGAGAAGGTAAAAGCCAGAGTAAAAATCTACAGGGAAGCTAATAAGGATATATCCAAAAAATGGCGCGAAAACAACAAGGATTATAGCAAAGAATGGCGCAAAGAAAACATAAAGAAGATAAAGGCTACAGGAAAAGAACAGTACGAAGCCCACAAGAAGAGGATTAACTCTCAACATAGCCGATGGGCAAAGAAAAGATACGCTAGCGACCCTACTTATAGACTCAGGATGATCCTAGCCACCTCTCTTCGTCATAGCTTGAAAAGAATAGGCTCCGCCAAAACAGACAAGACTTCCGATATTCTAAAGTGTTCCTTCAAAGAGTTTAAAGCTTACATTGAAGACCAATTTCAAGAAGGGATGTCTTGGGAAAACCACGGGAAATCAGGATGGGAACTTGATCATATAGTACCCCTATCTTTAGCCAAAACAGGAGAAGAGGTCAGAGCCTTGAGTCATTATTCAAATTTTCAACCTTTATGGGCGGAAGAGAACGGCCCGGCGAACAAAGGAACCAAGCTAATCCCAATTCTGATTTCCCCGGAAAATAAGATAAGATACGCAGAAATAATTGCTAGAAATGAGGCTTCTTAACACATATGGCAGACTTGAAAAAAGAAACGTTAATAAATACTTAATTAAATGGGATGATCCAAGTAGATCTAAAATTCAATTCGAAGTAAAGCAGTTTCTTAAAAGATATTGGCAATCTTGCGTTGTCTACGAGGAGTTCCCTGTCTACGGAAGTAGAATGAAAGTGGACATACTTAATGCTACAAAAAAAGTGGCCGTAGAAGTGAACGGCGCTCAACACAGCAACTATAATAAGTTTTTCCATGCAAACTCAAGGGTTAACTACCTAAAATCCATTAATAGAGATTTTAAAAAATTAGAATGGCTAGAGCAAAACAGCTATAACCTAATAGAAATAAACCACGACGAAATAGACCTTCTTTCAAAAGAGTTTTTTAAAAAGAAATTTAAAGTGGTTTTGTAGTGTAATTACGAGTATGAAGGATAGCAATTTTACCTTGCCTTCAAGTATACTAAACCAGTTGAACGAGTTCTCTTATGGAGGGTTTCTTCTTTTTACTTTCGACGAGGAAGGCTCCCCTAGGTTTTATGCCCAATTTGATAACGAACTAAACATGATGGGCCTACAAAAAGCTTCCGAATATTGGCTAGAAGGAGTTCACGATATTAATGCTTGCAACATTAAGCAGCAACTTAGCGGGCCAATAGATCTCCCGGAAAACAATGACGATATTGAAGAAGGGTGGCACGACTTCGACGACGAGGATGAGAACTTTTCTTCTTGATTTCTTTTCAAGTTTAGGTTAAACTTTGAATTGAATGTCTAACATTTCTTCTCTTAAAATAGAAAGGCACGTTTTGGGTGGCTTAATTAAATACCCAGACGTCTTTTTTGATGTAGACAGGTTTATTAACTCCTCAGACTTTGTGTCTAAAGAGCACTACATCATCTACTCAACAATAAAAGACATCCTCTCTTCTGGCAAAAAGCTAGATAAAACGCTTTTAGCGCATCAAATTAAAAACCTAGGGGTCTCCTTCAAAAGTGAGGTAGACATTTTTAACTACATAGAGGACATATCCTTTACTCAAATCAAAAAACCAGCCGTCATAGAGGCGTGCCAAGAGTTATGTAAAATAAGGATAAGGCGGGACATAGATGAGACAGCAGACAAATTAAAAGGTTTTGTTAAAACAAATGGCCACAGAGACGCTGACTCAATAATTTCCGAAGCAGACCAAATCTATAATGAAAAGATACAAAACTACTCTAAACTCAACGAGCCGGAGGATTTGTTTCACGGAATAGAGGACCTTATACAAGAAAGGGCAAATGATCCCAAGGAAGAAATGGGGCTAAAGACTCCATATAGAAATTTTGACAGGATGTTTGGGGGAATAAGAAAGGGAAACATCTATGCTTGGGTCAGTAGGCCCAAACATGGTAAGTCTACGGTTCTATCTCATCTTGCGACAGGAATGTCCGTGCTTAACGACTGCCCTGCCTTAATATTAGACACAGAGATGGCGACAGTTGATGTTCAGTTCAGAATCGCTTCCTCAGTAACAGGGATACCAGTCTGGTACCTAGAGACAGGTATGTGGAAGAAGAACGACGAAATGGTAAAGAAGTTCAATGACAATAAAGCCAGACTCGCCCTAGCAAAAGAAAAAATTCAACATATGACAGTTGCAGGTAAACCAACTGAAGAAATATGCTCCATAATAAGGCGTTGGTATTATTCGCAAGTAGGAAGAGGAAATAACTGTGTTGTTGTTTATGACTACATTAAGCTAACAGGAGAAAAAGACTACAACAAGAAAGAGTACGAGCTAATAGGAGAGAAAGTAAATTCCCTTAAAGAGCTTACCCTAGAACTAGACATACCCATACTGACAGCCTGCCAGCTTAACAGACAAGCAGAGAGCGGGGTAGACGACAGTAGCGCAATTGCCCAGTCGGACAGACTGCAATGGTTCGCGTCTTTTGTTGCTATCTTCAGAAGGAAGACTCCAGAAGAGATTTCTCAAGAAGGACAAGAGTATGGAACACACAAACTTATTCCGTTAGCGACGCGGTTCCAAGGTAGGGACGCTCAAGGGCATCACGACTTAGTGCGGGTAGCAGAAGGCAACAGATATAAGTACGTTCCTAATTTTATAAATTATAATATAGATAACTTTAGGGTTTCCGAGAACGGCACATTACAAGACATAATTGAGAATCGAGCCCTACAAGGGACACTAGAAGACCAAGAGCAAGGAAGGGAAGAGCTTTTATGATAAACGCACATAAGCTCTATGCTGATTTATTTACTGAAGACGGATTCAAGGTTGACCGCACAGATTTGCCCGGTTCTTATGATTCTTGTTATCGGCGGCATCGCGCATTGGAGCAGATATATAAATCTGTTTTTCCAGATGATGGATATGAATTATATAACGCACAAATAAAAAAAATAAAAAAACTATATGCTTCGCTCATAGCAAAGTTTGGCGTAGAGCACGTGATTGAAAGCGTAAAGACAAGTGCGGCTGGGGAAAGAGCAACGTATACAGGATTTTCGGTTCCGCAATTTATTCAAAAAGGCGACATAAATGGGCTGGTGGTCTCTGAAGAAGACATGGCATCTCTCGATAGAGGAGAGTGTTACTCGATACATGGCATATGGGGGACGATCGATGGACCCTTCAAAGAAGGAGATATAAAATGGGAATTTATGGAGAGTAGTAAGAGCATTGTGAAGTTTAAAGAGTTTTCATACTTCCTTAGGCAGAAAGGCTCCGATCTCTGTAAGGTAGGCAAGAGTAACAACTGCATAAAGAGATACCAACAACTCTCGTGCGCTAATCCATGTATTCAATTTGAGTTTATGACCAGTACGCCTGAGAACTTGATTCACAACAGACTGTACCAGAGAAAGCTCAACTGGAGACATGAATGGTTTAAGGTTTCTCAAGAGGAAGCAGAAAAATTAAAAGAATTCTGCCTTGAATACGGAAACTCAAACGCTGTACTTGAGTGTCCTTAAAAAATATGACGACTTTAGATCCTGACCAAATAAGCGATATACTAACCGAAATGGGTTACAGCCTAAGTGATCAAGGTAAGTATTTTAGAGCCAAGCCCCTATATAGGGACTCTAGCAGCAGTACGGTTCTTAGTATAAGAAAGTCTGATGGCGTTTGGAAAGACTTTAGGGCAGACATAGGAGGAACGCTAGAAGATTTAGTACGACTAACATTAAGACTCAAATCAAAAGAGGATACTACCAAGTGGCTGATTAATAAAGGAGTAAACCCCAATTTTGAGGCTAGGAAAATAGAGCCTAAAGTAACTCAGACTAAAATTTTTAAAAACGAACTACTTCACAAACTTTTACCAGATGACTCTTACTGGAATAACCGAGGCATATCTAGCGACACGATTAAAATCTTTGAAGGCGGGATAACTCGTTCCGGCAAGATGGCTCATCGTTACGTTTTCCCCATCTTTAACCATAAGAAGCAAATAATAGGCTTTGCCGGTAGAGACCTAAAGCCGGAACAAGGACAAGACGCCAAGTTCTATAGGCCTAAATGGAAACTCATTGGAGACAAGTCTAGATGGAGGTTTCCTCTAATAGTCAACCATGATTTTATTAGAAGCAGCAAGCAGGCTATATTAGTCGAAAGCATAGGGGATATGTTGTCTCTTTGGGAGCATGGCATAAAAAATTGTATAGTGACCTTTGGGGTCAGCTTGTCCCCAGATACAATGAGCCTGCTCACACGACTTGACCCAGACAAAGTTTTCGTGTCTTTCAACAATGACTCTGGGGAGAACAACGCAGGAAATAAAGCAGCTTACGGAGCCAGAAAAAAGCTTTTGCAATTCTTCGACGAAGATCAGATAACAATAAAACTACCGCAAGGGCATAACGATTTCAACGAAATGCATCTTAAAGAACCCACACTTTTAAAAAATTTTTTTAATGTCTAAAAAAGAAAAAGTACGTCTTAGCGCAAGCAAGATTAAAACTCTAGATACGTGTAGCTGGCTATTTTATTCGAAATATTTTCTTAAAACGCCCGATACATCCAACGACGGAGCATCAAGGGGAACAATTGTTCACCTAATATTCGAACTGTTGCTCAACCCAAAACATAAAAAGAAATATTTTGATAAACTAAAGAAAAGCCCAACGGCGATACTTAGATGCGGGCCTTTAAGCAGATTGTTGACAAAGCATGCTAAGAGACTTAACGTTAACGATAAAGAGAATCTAGCTTTAATATATCAGATGCTCTATGTGGGCTTTAACCATAACTTTTACTGCAAAGGAAGCAAAGACTTAAAAGAGGAAGAACACTTTGAAATAGAAGGAGAAAATTTCATTATTAACGGCTTCATTGATAAAAAAGCTTTTTATAAAAATAAAATAGATATTTGGGACTATAAGAGCAGTAAATCTAAATTTAATAAAGAAGAAATAGAAGCAAACTACCAAGCTCTAATGTATTCCTTAGCCACTCTCAAAAGCGACGGGATGATACCTAATATCAAATTCCTTTTTCTCAGGTTTCCTGATTCCCCAGAGCAGGCCGTTCCTAAGTTAACCGAAGATGAGCTAGAAGGGTTTGAGATGTTTCTTACGGAACTTGCCGAACTGCTTTCCGATTATGATGAAGATAAAGCCCTAGAGAACATGGCTAAAAACGGCTACAAATACAGATGGCTTTGCGGAAGCGATAAGCCCGGAAAATGGATATGCCCAGTAAGGAAACCTTTCGAATTCTACGCCCTAGTAGATAAACGTTCACAAAAAATATTAAAAGGAGCACATACGAAAGCTGAACTTAAAGCAGGAAAAGGCCAAGAGATAGTAATGAAACAATACGAAGGCTGCCCAGCTTGGAACAACTCTCCTCAGTTAGAAAATAAGCCAGTGTTTGATTTTTCTGGGTTTTAACTTGACTTCTTCCTTAGTCCAAGGTATCCTTAAGAGAGACATGGACGGTAAGAAGTGCTACATATTATTTTGCGACGAAAAGTATTACTACTTGATGAGAAACGCTATTGTTTTGCTAGATAAGTTCTCGGAACACAAAGTAATAGCCTACACTATCAACTTTCTACCCACTGAAACTTTTAAGAATGTTACTTGGGAGAGAATAAATGATTACAACTTACTCGAATACCAAGCTACGGGCAAGAACGACTTGATTAAGAACAACTGGGATAAAACAATGTATTCCTGCTTTATGAAAGCCTCCGCCGTTTGTGAGTCACTAAATACACATTATGATGAGTTTGTATATTTAGATGTAGACACGTTCCCGACTAAAAACATAGACAACATTTTCTCAACAGCTCAAAACATGAAGGTAGACCACCCCATACTATCAAGATACCACTGGGAATATATGATGTACGGAGGAAAAGGTAGCCCCTTCACTAGAGACTCAATAACAGGGGAAGAAGGCTACGACGAAACAAGGACTTTGGAATGGTGGCTACTTAGGGAGTTGGGTCTTACTCACGGAGGCTACGAAAGAGACCATTACAAAACGTCATGCTTCTTTTACTATAATAAAAATTCCAGACATTTTTGGGAAGAAACCGCTAGAATCTTAGCGAGCGAAGCGATGTTTAGAAACCAGAACGAGTTTTTTGGTGACGAGTCCGTAATAAACGTACTTCTTTGGAAATACAAATACAAAGAGTTTTTTAATAATGAGCGAGCAATCCATATTAACAATGGAGACCAGCTTGATTCAGTTGAAAAGATAGATCGCTTTTTCTATGATTTAGAAAACACAGAGTCTGGCCCTCCATTAGTAATTAATTGGAATGGGGAGTCCCAACTTAAAAAATTCTGGATGTTTCATGGGAAAGTGTCTAAGTTTTTTAATTGGAGAGAAAATCTCCTCGACGAAAAGAAAAAACGTAACGTAGAAGAGAGTAAGAGACTAAATGATTACTTTGTACATAAAATAAGTTGCGCCACCTAATAAGATGAAGTCTATTCCTTTATTTAAATCTCACTACAGCATAGGTAAGTCTATCTTGACTCTAGAAGACCAAGAAGAGAAGAAACCTGACAACCCTTCTTCTATTATAGAGATAGCCAAGAGGAATAAAATGAAGACCGTGTTCTTAGTCGAAGATAGCATGAACGGATTTCTAGAAGCTTTTAAAAACTGCGAAGAGAACAACATAAAATTAGTCTTTGGTCTCAGGTTAAACATCTGCGAAAATGCCGAAGACAAAACAAAGGAATCCTTAGATAAGGAGTGTAAGTATGTCGTCTTAGCTAGGAATCTTCAAGGATACAAAAGATTGATAAGAATATCCAGTGCTGCGGCTTGTGATGGCTTTTACTATCAGCCCAGAACAGACTTAAACAAAGTGTCCAGCTTTTGGAACGATAAGGACTTGCAGCTCTGTATCCCCTTTTATGACTCTTTCTTGTTTAAAAATACGACTACCTTTTCCGTATGCCTGCCCGATTTCAAGTTTACTAAACCGGTCTTTTTTCTAGAAGACAACGACCTGCCTTTTGATTATTTAGTAAGAGAAAAAGTGCGCAACTACTGCAAGGAAAATAAATTTAACACACTACCAGTGAAGTCTATATATTATGAGGACAAAAAAGACTTCAAAGCATACCTAACTTTCAAGTGCATAAATAAGAGGACAACTTTAGAAAACCCTAAGTTTGACCACCTGTGCTCAGATGAATTCAGTTTTGAAAGCTGGCAAGAGCAAGAAAAAATCGGAAAAACCAAAAAAAAATCCGCGAAAGAGGTATCCTAACAGTGGACTATAGATATGGACGAACATTTACTCAGATTCAGAAAAGATAAGAAGGTAGTCTTCATTGACTGCGAGACCTACAACCTGTGCCTTAGTTTCTGCCACAATGTAGCTTGGCAAGTATCAATGATTAAGACGGACGGCACGAGGAAGCTAGACGAAAAAGATTACTACATTAAATGGGACACGGACTTCAAGATTAGCGAAGACGCGGCGAGAATAACCCGATACGACGATGACTTTGTTCAAAAGAATGGCAAGACAGCTAAACAAACCTTGCCAACTATACAGAAATGGTTGGACGAGGCTGATTATATTGTTGGGCACAACATACTTGGTTTTGATATTTATTTAATAAAGGAGCTTTACAAGTTAGCGGGTAAAGACTATAAGCACCTTGTACCGAAAATTATCGACACAAACTGTATAGCCCGAGGCATCAAAATGGACATTCCATATAAGCCAGAAGAAGATTTCACAGAATATCAATATAGAATATATAACACAAGAAGGAAAGGCGTAAAATCCAATCTTACTTACCTAGGAAAAGAGTTTGACATTGAGCACGATTACGCTAATTTGCATAATGCCTTAGTTGATTTGGATTTGAATTTAAAAGTTTGGAACCGTTTGAAATACTCACTTGAACTATGACAGTAGATACATTCATCAAGAAGTTTGAAAACATAAACTTGCCCCTTCACGGAGTAAGGCTACCATCTTTCGAAATCAGCGAGTCGCTTAGGAATAGGCTAGAAGCTGGCGACGAAGAAGATAATAAGCAAATGCTGAGGCGTTTGTGTTACGAAGGCTACGAAGCTAAAATGCTCAGCGGCGAGCTAAACGCTGAACTTGCAGAAAAATACACGGAGAGAACCGAGCATGAGCTTAAAACTATGGAAGATCTTGGTTTCGTAGACTACATACTCCTTACTTGGGACGTTATCAACTTTTGCAAAGAGAGCGGCATTCCTATCGGGCTTGGCCGTGGATCAGCAGCAGGAAGCTTTGTCCTATTCTTATTGGGAGTGACGAACCTAGACCCTATCAAATACGGACTGTTTTTTGAGAGGTTTATATCTAAAATTCGGGCTAAGAAACAGGTAGTAGACGGGGTCACATATCTTGATGGAAACCTAATGGTGGATATTGATAACGATGTCTGCTACTATAATAGACATAAAGTACTGGAATATATAGATACCAAGTTTAAAGGCAAAACCGCCAAAATACTTACTCTCAACACTTTAAGCGGGAAACTCTTGATAAAAGAGTGTGGCAAGATTGTTGCCAGTAAAAGCGAAACAGAGATGAACACTGTTTCTTCATACGTACCTAAAATATTTGGTCAAGTTAAAGACCTACAGGAAACCTATAACGAAGTCTCAGAGTTTAGAGACTGGTGCGATGAACCCGAGAATAGAGAAGCTTACAAGATAGCTTTGAAGCTAAGAGGTTTGATTAAAAATAAGAGCGTTCACGCTTCAGGTATTTTACTTTCGTATGATAAGTTAGAGGATAGCTGTCCTGTTGAACTTACTAGCGACAAATCTATCGTATCTTCTTATGATATGAATTGGGTTTCCTTATTTAATGTTAAGTTAGATATACTTGGCTTACGCAGCGTTTCAGTAGTTGATGATGTCTGCCAGCAGGTAGGGCTAGAAGTCAAAGACATTAAACTTGATGACCCAAGTATATACAGAAGACTACAAGACCTAGAAGCTCCTCACGGTCTCTTCCAGATTGAAGCAGATACTAACTACAGAGTTTGCCGAGAGGTTAAACCCAAGGACTTGGAAGAACTTAGTGCTGTATTAGCCTTAGGTAGACCGGGAGCTTTAGCGTTTGTTGATCAGTACGCTAACTATACTAACCACGACGTATATGAGCCTATTCATCCATTGTTTGATGAAATCCTCAAAAGTACAGGAGGAGTTGCTTTATACCAAGAACAGCTAATGCAAATGGCTCATAAGATTGGGTTCACGCTTGATGAAGCGGAAATTTTGAGGCGCATTGTCGGCAAGAAGAAAGTTAAAGAAGTTAGGCAGTGGAAGAAGAAAATCCAAGATAAAGTAGAGGAGAATAGACTGTCTAGCGAATGGATGGGAGACAAGAGCGGTCTTGACGTTGGAGATGTGCTCTGGAGCGTTCTAGAGGACTCGGCTAACTACTCATTTAATAAAGCTCACTCTATTTGCTATGCAGCTTTAGCAGCTATTACAACTTATTTAAAATTTAACTACCCGAAAGAATTCTTTTTATCTTTGCTTAAAATGACCAAGCACGAGCCAGATCCTCTATCGGAAATCAATAAAATACAAGTGGAGCTGAGCTTATTTGATATCAAACTCCTTCCGCCTCATATAACTAAGTCTAAAATGGATTTTTCTATTGAGGGTAATAATATAAGATATGGTTTAACGTCTATAAAAGGCATATCAGATAAAACTATTGAGAAGCTCAACAATTTTAGAGCAGAGTTTGCTAATAAGTTTGAAGTGTTCCAAGCCGCTAGCGAAGCCAAGGTTGGAATAGGAGTCCTATCCGCTTTGATTCAAGCCGGAGCGTTTGAAGGATTCCCTCAGTCTAGAAGTAAAATAGTATTAGAGGCTCAGCTATGGAATATCTTAACACAAAGAGAGAAGAGGATAGCTTACAACCTAGGAGAAAAACATGATTTTGATTTAATTAAAATTATTAAAGGTTTGGTAGATAGAAAAGATGAGGATGGCAAGGTATACATAAGAGTTTCTAGGTTTGAGACTATTAAGAAGAAGTACCAACCTTATAAAAAAATATACAGCCAGAATAGCAAGTCCGAAAGCCTAGCTAACTGGTATTACGAAAAGAAGCTGTTAGGGTACTCTCACGCCAATTCCCTCAGAAAAGTGTTTAGCCAAAGCATCCCGGGCCTACAAAGCATAAGAGAGGTCAACTCTCGCCGAGTAGGAGAGAAAGTTATTTTCGTTTCCACTGTCGAGGACTACTATAAGGGTAAGTCTAAAAAAGGGTCTCAATACATGAGGCTGACCAATTCTGACGAGACGGGTGTTCTTACAGCCCTCCAATTCAATGCTAAGATAGGGGAGAGTAAGTTAATTAATGGAGGCAGAGTTCCGACAAAAGAAGACATCGTAATAATCCGAGGTCTAAAGAAGGATGACGCAGTCTTTATCGATAACATTGGCATACAAAGCCAAAAGATCTTCACGAAGCTATCCGAATTGAAAGATATTGTTTGACGGAAGAGAAAGTTTAGTATAGAATACGAAAAGAGCAAGATAGCTTTTGCCTACCCAGCTTTTAACAGTGTAATTATTATACCAATGCCCATTCGAGTAAAGAAGAGAAACGGAAAACTAGAGGAATTCAACGTAGAAAAAATAAACAAATGTGCCCCATAATTTGCAAAATGAAACAAGATACCGATATCATCACTAACGACTTTTTAAAAAAATACAAGAACAAACAACCCAAATGGGGATTTAACGGCCTAGGATACATCGTCTACAAACGAACCTATTCGCGAGTCAAGGAAGATGGAAACCTAGAAGAATGGTACGAAACCATTGCGAGATGCATTAACGGCGCTCAAAAAATAGGAGCCAAGTATACCAAAAAAGAAGCGGAAAGATTATTTGATCTTGTTTTTAATTTAAAATGCAATTTTGCTGGTCGCGGGTTATGGCAGTTAGGCACATCGACAGTAGATAGGTTCGGCGGAAACAGTCTTTTAAACTGCTGGTTTACCGCAATCAAAAAACCTTCTGATTTCTGTTTTATCTTTGAAAACCTGATGCTGGGAGGAGGAGTTGGTTACTCTATTCGCCGTGAAGACATCCACGAACTCCCTCGAATAAAAAAGAGCGTTGAAGTTACCGTCAAAAACACAAACGATGCAGATTTTATCGTACCAGATAGTAGGGAAGGATGGGTACGATTATTAGCCAAGGCTTTAGAGTCTTATTTTGTAACAGGCGAATCTTTTAATTATTCCACTGTCCTGATCCGTAGCGCAGGCAAACCCATCCAAGGATTTGGAGGCACCGCAAGCGGCCCCGAAATTCTAATCGAGGGAATCAATAAAATAGGAGGGGTAATAAAAGAAAGAGAAGGAAAAAAGCTTCGCAGTATTGACGTCCTCGATATTGCCAACATCATTGGCTCTGTGGTAGTAGCCGGAAATGTCCGACGCTCTGCTGAAATAGCCCTAGGAGACCCAGACGATTATCTGTATATAAAAGCCAAAAGATGGGATTTAGGCAATATCCCAAACTGGAGAGCAATGAGTAACAACACCATTTACTGCGACAGTTATGACCACATTGCGGAAGGGGTCTGGGATGGCTACGGAGGAAACGGAGAACCATACGGTTTTTTCAATGTCGCTTTAAGCTCCAAATTCGGAAGAACAGGGGAAAAAATGAGAGAAAACTGCGAAGGAACTAACCCCTGCGGAGAAATATCCCTAGCTGACAAGGAGTGCTGTAACCTTGCCGAGCTTTATTTAAATAATATAGAATCCAAAGAAGAAATGATTGAATGCGCAACGCTTCTTTATAAAACCCAAAAAGCAATCTGCGCTCTTCCCTTTATTCACGAAGACACAAATAAAATAGTCCACAAAAATTTTCGGATCGGACAAGGCATCACAGGTATCTGCCAAGCCACCGAAAACGAAAAACTAGAATGGCTGGATCCTTGCTATAAAGCTCTCCGCAAATACGATCAAGAATGGAGCAAAAAACAAGGTTGGCCCGAAAGCATCAAACTTACAACGGTAAAACCAAGCGGAACCCTAAGCCTTCTCGCTGGAGCAACCCCGGGAGTTCACCCGGCCTATTCGCAGTACTACATTCGTCGAGTCAGAATGTCTAGCGAAGACGCTCTAGTTCAAGCCTGCAGGGAAATGAACTACCATGTTGAATATGTAAAGAACTTTGACGGCTCATTGAACAGAGATACGGTGATTGTCGAGTTCCCCTGCCAGTCTGGAAAAAACGCAAAGCTCGCGAAAGACATGAAAGCGGTAGATCAGTTAGATCTTGTCAAAAAAATACAAAAAGAATGGTCTGACAACGCTGTCTCTTGCACCGTTTACTACAAGAAAGAAGAGCTGGAAGAGATAAAAGAGTGGCTCCGAAAAAATTATAAAAATAATATTAAAAGCGTATCGTTTCTTCTCCACCAAGACCACGGGTTCGATCAGGCTCCTTACCAAGAGATCGACGCAGAAACGTACAAAAAACTTTCACTGGCAGTCAAAAAAGTTTCCGCCACAAAAGTGGGGAACGGCCACGTATTACAAGACCTTGAATGTGAAGGCGGAGCATGTCCGATAAGGTAATCGACTACTCAAATATTCTTAGGGCTTAATGCCGATATTATGGAAAAATTGAATAAGTACGTAGATATAAAGTGTCATGTATGTGACAAGGTTATAAAGGGTAAGTGGGATTCTCAAGTTTACTTGGGGATGGAAACAGGAGAGTTGGATGAAAGTGGCATACATCGCTGGTTGATTTATGATAAGCATATCAAATGTTCTCCGAGCAGGGCGCAACGAATTATTCACCCCAAATTTCCTTGCGTTATTGACACAAGAGAGCAGTTTGATTGGAGACGCGACGACAACGCTTGGACTGACGAGATGAGAGAGAAGTACCAAAAACTTTATACTGACGCTTGGGTCAGTTTACAAAAAAGATATAACCCAAAATGGACTTAAATAAATTAGAAGAAAAAATTAAAGAAGATCTTGCATATTATTTGCTTGATGCAGACTGGCCTTTTCCAAAAAATATAAAAGCTGAATTTTTTAGAATTATAGAAAGAGCTTTTACTCAAGCAAAGAAAGAAGATAAATGAATGATATAGCAGAAAAATATTTTAAGCTATTTTCCGAAAAGGATCTCGAAGGATTGGATGAACTGTTTGACGCCGATGCAACACTCAGAGACTGGGAAATAGAAGCAATTGGCAAACCAAATGTTTTTATAGCAATGAAGGAGATATTTGATTCTGTGGAGTCGATAAATGTTCAGCCCGTAAATATGGGCAGCTTCGTAGCCGGGTTCACTGGCAAACCTGTGACTGTCGTAGCAGAACTCGACATTGTTACCAATGGGCTAGAAAGATTGGCAGTAGTTGATATTATTGAGTTTACTGACGAAGGAAAAATACTCGGTATTAGAGCCTTTAAAGGGTAATATCCCCCAATAGCTTGGGTTCTATCCCCCAACATTTTTTTAAATAAATAAAAAAGTAACGAAACACTAGGAATAAACGTTTTTATAGTTGGCACGATAATTGCAGTGTAATATACATTATGTTCATTAAAAGAATTCTTAAGATTGGGCTGGTTGCCGTCATGGCGTCAGCGTTAACAGCTACAGGTCAGGTTCCCCAACCTGCGCCTAAACCAGATAAGCCTAAGAAGGAAAAGCCCGAGCGTGGCGGAAAGAAGTGGGACTCTGAAAAGGTTAAGGCGCGCCTCAAGGCTGCTTTTGACCAACGCAAGAAAAAGCGCGGTGACGCCAAGAAACGCGGTCACAAAGTACATGATCGAAAAAAGGGTGACTCTAAGAAGGGGGGAGCCTTTGGAAAACTCGTAAGAGACGACGCCAAAATCAAAGAGCTAAAGGAGGCCTTTGCTGCGGCCGCTAAGAAGGGCCACAAGGGCTTTGACCGGAAAGCATGGAAAGATGCCACAGACGACGAAAAGAAGGCTCTTAGAGAGAAAATGGCTGCTGGGAGAAAAGAATGGTATGAGAAGATGAAAACCCATCGCGAAGAGGTCGGTAAACGCATAAAGGAAATCCGCGAGGAGTTTAAGAATAACCGCGATAAGGTTATTGACGGAAACGACCCGGGTGAATGAAAGGGTGAGAACATTGTTATACAATATCATAAACCCTATTATATACCGTCAAGCATTGCGGATAGGAATCTTAAGTCTACCCCAGAAATAAACTGGGAATTAAGAATACCGAGAAGTAAAGTAGGAACGGTTATAATAAGGCGACCTGAGTCACGCGGCGGGGATATTGTAATAAGATAATTGTTAGACGACAAGGAGAGGGCTAATGCCACAGGGGGGGAGAGTTTTCGATGTGCTCTCCCCCCTTTTTTTCTTGACTCTTGTGTAAGTATATGGTAGACTGTAGAAAAGACATGAGCTCTGTATCCTTATTTGAAAGAAATAAACCCCGTAAAACTCACAAAGCGATCCAAAGGCTAATTAATAAATACAAAGATGTGGTTGCCAATGTTGTGATAGTGAATGACGAAGATTGCATAAAAATTGAGATGGCTGCTGATTTTATTAAAGAGCTGGAAGAAGTGATTAGCGTTTTTAAAAGCGGAGAATGAAAAAAACACTAATAATTGCAATTGTTGGCCTATTGATGGGTTGGCTGCTAGTTACTTCTCTATCGGGAGCAGATAAAGTGGTCGATCCAGATGTAGAGGTCTTAATTCCGGGCATGGTCTGCCCCTCTTGTGCTCTCGGCATCAAAATTGGCTTGAATAAAACTAAGCTTATTAAAAATTTACAAATGAACACGAAGAAAGAGATTCTTCTCATAGAGTATTGGGGTCCGGAAATACACCCTACTCAAATTCGTAAAATTGTAAAGTCCGCTGGCTACAAAGTAAAATCAATAAAATGGTTGAAGAAAAAAGAACTAAACAGATACAATAAACCGTGATTTAAAATGGAAAAAACAGCTACCATAACCTGTATTTGCAACATAGAGGTTAGAAACGCAAATGAATACGAAGCCTTAACTGAAGTAGATAAAATGCTAGGAAGAGAGCATTCACTATCAGATAGAACAACCTTAATAGTAAGAGAAACAGTGACAACCAGTTTAGATGGATGCGGAGTAGTATATAATAAGGAGAATACCGATGGGAATGTTTGATGACATAATGGTTCCAAAGTCTTATTTAAAAGACTTGCTCACAAAAGAGCAGGAGAAGCTGATTCACGGCAATCATTACTACCAGACTAAAAGCTTGGATAATGCCCTACGCCGATATAAAGTCTACAAGCAGAAGCTTTTCCTAAACGACACAGACGTTGTTCTTCAAGAAAGCAAAGACAGCAAGTGGGTTTCTTTAGATTATTCGGGAGAAGTCTTTTTTTACGATAATATAAAAGACAAAGAAGGCAACTGCCACTGGGTAGAGTTTCGGTTTGTATTCTTAGAAGGCAAACTTGACGCTAAATATTTAGAGGAATTTTATATTCAACGGACTATTGGACAAATAAAAGAGGAGGACAGAAAATGGAAAGACGCACGAAAAAGGCAGCTCAAATACGAAAAGACTCTTAAGTATAAGATTTATTTTTTCATTTTTAAAATTTTACATAAGTTACTCAACAAAGCACGAGGTAAAGTTACTCGTTACGACTATCCCTACGGAACAACCAAAGTATGAAGAAAGGCTTTACTTTAATCGAACTACTTGTAGTCATAGCGATAATTGCGATCCTAGCTGCGTTACTATTGCCCGCTCTCTCTTCTGCTAAGCAGACCGGATGGCAGGCCGCATGTATCAACAATCAACGACAACTTAACCTCGCTTACGTAGAGTTTGCGGGTGATCACGAAAACAGGTTTCCTTACGCATCAGCTTGGGCAGGGGAGCCTACCGGTATGTGGGCGTGGGTTGCTGACAGTATGAGCGGTAACGGCCCATGGGGTCAAACTCGTAGACCCCTTTTCTTTTCTCCCTTAAAGCCTTACGCGGGCATGGGGATATATCATTGCCCGGGCGACAAATCAACTGTCACGGTTAATTCCAAGATTATAAACAGACCTCGTTCTTATAGTATAAATCTTTTTGTTGGCGGGTGGTCAGGGTGGCCTTGGCTGTCAGATACCCAATATAAAGTTCATCATGAATATGATGATGTACGCAACGCTAGCCAGTTGTTTACCTTTATCGAAATGCCACCTCAATCTATTAACGCTGGAAACTTTAGAGTAGCGCCAACGCTCAAAGGCGGTGAGAGTTTTTTCTCTCAAGACTGGCCCGGAGTTTATCACAATAACGGTTCTGTTGTTTCTTTTGTAGATGCGCATGTAGAATTTAGAAGATGGCTAGAGGAGGATACGATAAATATATCATCCGAAGCAATGAACCCTACAACTAATACCGATAAAATAGTAAGCCCTGATAACAGAGACTTAGCTTGGCTTAGACAAAGAGCAATTGTACCAGACCCCAATAATCACAGATGGTATGGAGGACAAGGAGGAGGTATAGGTAGATACAATAGAACTGGGAATCAGCGCACTATAGACGGCAAGGTGTATGCTTCATGGGGTTGGTATTGGAATGACAGTTGGGGTAGCCATCCAACTTGGAACCCCTATTGATGAAAAAAGGATTCACGCTTATTGAGCTACTAGCGGTGATTGCTATTATTGCGATCCTAGCGGCTTTAATGCTGCCGACAATTAGTAAGGCAAAATCAGTCGGACAAAAAGCAGTGTGTATCAGCAATCAAAAACAATTACAAATGGCTCACACAATGTTCAGTGATGACCACGGTGACAAGATACTATACTCAAGCGCTTGGAAATACGAATCGTGTGCGCCTTATGCATGGATATCCGGTAGTTTAAATATCTCTAAGTACGCAGGCAGAGCAAGGTGGTTGAAGAAATCTCCACTATTTCCATACGTTAAGGGTGTGGGCGTGTTTAAAT